CCTTATGGGACGGTTACTCAGGGATGCTAGGTCCTTTACGTGACATCACTAAGATTGCGATTGAGAACCCTAACCGTGCGCGTCTCGGTAAAGAGGAATACGTTCCGTTCGTTAACTCACTGTATGGACCTGGTAACGAGTATGCTATCCAGCAACGTTACTATGAAGCGTTTGACAAAGCGCAGAAACTCAAGAACGAGTATGATTCTCGCAAAGAGCGTGGCCAGCTAGGTGGTTGGTTAACTCCTGAGAAACGCAAACAGATTAACTGGTTCGAGCGCGCAGACCGCGAGCTGCGTGTCATCAATCAGCAGAAAGCCAAGGTCACTAAGCGCCACGCGAAAGGAATGCCTGATGATGCGTATCAGAAACAGGTGAATAATTTCGCTAAGCGCACTGAGCAGGTTCAAGCTAAGTACTTGCACGAGTGGCGTAAGATGGAAGGTCTAAACACTAAGAGAGGTAAATAATGAGACCAGTTTTTATCCGTAAAGGAAGTCAGGTGGCAATGAAGACCACCTTCAAAATTCAACTCAATTGTGGCATCGACGTTAAACCAGACGACGTCACGATTGAATTGAAGCGTAAGGGTGGTGGTTCTGCCATCATGACTTACCCAGCATTGGAAGTATCTGAGTCCGAGGTGACGTTCCGCTGGGACGACACGTTGCACCGTTCGCCAGGCGGTCGTTATCAAGGTATCATCAGAGCTCCAGGCTGTAAGCCAATCTGTGTAGCTGTTCACCTCGACACGTGCACATGTACGATGTCAGGACACTCATCAGATTATTTTGATTCATCTGAATGCGAGGGTTGTTAGTATGAGTTACGTATGGCTCAACGGTTACAAAACGAAATTGCAAGAGCGACTCAGCAAAGATGCTGGGTTGCTCCCAATCTCAGATGCTCAGAGCCTGGCGACTAAGCTCGGTGGTGGTCACACCTACCTTGTTATGTCAGACGGCACTGGCACAGAGATTGTGAAGGCAACGACGTTCGGTAACGAAATCAAAATCGAACGAGCGCAAGGTGGCACAGAGCCAATGGCTCTGCCACCAGGCACTTGCATTAAATGGGAAGCGACTAAGATGGGCATCGAGGAAACCGTCTGCGACGCTGAATTCAAGTGTCAAGAGAAGCTCAAGGAAGTAGACCCTTGTGGTTGCTAGGAGGAATTATGGTTCTCACTAACTACAGTAAATATCATTGGCCATCACAACGCGCTATCATTGCGGTGTTAACCATTGCTGTAGCAATTGTTGGCATGCATAGCCAATATAACGTAGGAGGCCTTGATGGAACACAAATCACTATGTCATTAGGTGTAATTACAGGAGGCGCTTGGCTGTTAGTCGACGCAGTATTCCACATGATTGAGTTAGCTAGCTCGAAAGGCTATCGACTACATCGTGCGTGCGTACGAGCAGACTCTGTCAGACCTATCTTTCTAACACTAGTCGCGGCGTGCAATCTGTTCTTCGCGGCAGACCTGGTATTTTCTAAAGGGTCTACGCCAACAGGAATTGTGTTCTTGCACGTGGTGCACTCTGTGATATTCATCTATGTTTTAATGGTGGATTGGTACATCGATAATTCCAAGAAATTAGAAAAGGCTCGGTACAAGAGAAGAGGTTAAGATGAAAAAGTTCAATTTCATAGTAGTGGCTTATTTGTTCTTCATTGCTACAATGGCTAATGCTCAGCAGTCGACATTGGCTGAAAACCTAATGAGCCCTGCTGGAATTGACCTAGTCATCAATATCATTTTTGCGGTATTAGTAAGCGCATCTTGGTCGGCAATAAAAGGGCAGCGTAACCCAGATGGTAACAGTAGTTTAACTGCTATTATCCTGGGCCGCTGCTTTCTCGGGGCTGTTGTGGGAATCATTGCGTTTGCAATCACTGAATCTTATGAAGTTGATAACTGGTTGCAAGTGGCGATTGTTGGAGTAGCTGCGTGGGGAGGCGACGTGATACCTGACACATTATTGGTAAGATTAATAAAAGTCATCTCGGGAGAAAAACAGAATGACAAAACAAACTGAGTTGCCTTGGGTTGCTGAGGCAAGAAAATATTTAAACCTGAAGGAATTACCTGGAAAACAACATAATCCTACAATCATCAATTGGTTGGTGGAACTCAAAGCATGGTGGCGAGACGACGAGACGCCTTGGTGTGGCACGTTCGTTGGACACTGCATCAGAGCCGCTGAGCGCTTCGTGCCAAGCGCTTGGTATCGTGCGAAGTCTTGGGCAGACGCAGGAACCGTGTTGACAAGCCCAGCTTATGGATGCCTCGCGGTGTTCGACAGAGCTGGTGGTGGCCACGTCGGATTCGTTGTTGGAAAGGACAAGTTAGGAAATCTCATGGTGTTAGGCGGAAACCAAGGGGATGCAGTGAATATTAAGCCTTTCAGTCGTACAAGAGTCATCGCGTACGTATGGCCATCTCATGCAGACGGCACGCGCTCATGGCCAGCGTTAGAACGCTATGACCTTCCATTACTACAGAGCGACGGCAAGCTCAGTACTAATGAAGCATAAATAATTAAGCCCAGCACTAAGCTGGGCTTCTTCTTATTATCAGAACAATGCCTTGGCAACCGCCGTAACGAACACGGTTAAGCCTACCGAAATAAGCCACGCAATCAACCATGCGAACATTAAGAACAGGATTAGTCCAGACACTGTACTCACGAAGTTATTTATAAAGCGTCCAGTCATCTGATAATACATCTGACTGGCTAGCAAGCCAAGGAACTAAGCTGCCTTGCGCCGTGTACATGTAGATTGCGTCCTGTACTTGCGTTGGCTTCTCACCCCAACCTTTGCCGTAATACTCATCAATCGCTTCGGTAACGACACCACCTTTGATTAATAGCAAGTACATACCCTTGCCATTCCAACCTTCACGAGTTACCTTAGCACCAGCTTTAAGCTCTTTGATAGCTTGACCGAATGAGAATCCCATAATTATCTCCTATTGTCTGAATTCAAATTCAACGTACTCATACTTAAATCGTAATGAGACTAATCGTAGTAATGCTAACATTAACCACTGATGTTGATACTCGCAATCATAAAATGCACTGTCATAATTGCGAGCACGGACCATGTATCTACTTCCCATGTGTATGAGCCTTAACAACCCACATCTGCGCATCTGCAACACGCATCATGGCTTCTTTAATGATGTCATCTTTAACACTGTTGAGCGTTCCTTCCGCGTTGGACATAACACGCTCATGCTCAAGACGGTCAATAACTCGTGCGAAGTAACGCTTGATTTGCACTACTTCTGAGTCATCTTTAGATTCATATTGAACACCGATAAGACGTTCACCTAATGTTGGACTTGGGAATCCTAATTCTACTTCTTCCATAGTTCCTCCTATTTAGAACCATAACATTATAATAATTAGCACAACTCCTATAAGGAAAATTATGCCTCCAGCTACATCATTCCACATGGTATTGCTCCCATGTTCTTCCTGATTTAGTCCACATCTCTTTGACGTCTTCTGAACCAGGATATTCTTCAATGAACACCACGCGCTTGCACGACGTGTTCATTAAAAGCTTTGCACATGTCATACAAGGAGAAGCAGAGACATACGCGGTATCAATGTCATATACATCGCGGCATTGTAGCAATGCGTTCTGCTCAGCATGGATTGCCTGACAACAGTCAAGCCCCGTGCCGCTTGGAAGCCCAGCTCCTTTGCATGCATGAGGGAAAGTGCCTCGTACTTCCTCATTGCAATGCGGAAGCCCTGCGGCGACGCCATTATAACCAGTTGATAACACGTGGCCTCGTGCATTAGTTAAGACACACCCAACAGCGCGGCGCTTACACGTCGCGCGTTGCGCAGTGACTCTCACTAATTCAATTGCCCATTGGTCTCTGCTTAATCTCATATTACCACCATTTATATTCGCTAGACTTACCGTCTTTACGCAGTGAGTCTAACACGTGCATCAGATGAACCTCGCTGAGATACATATCGGTTGGAGTCTCAGCTGTCTCTAGTGACTTCAGTTCCTCCATCGTCATTGCAGAAAGGTTATACCGATTGGTTAACTTCTCAGCCTGCTCGAAGTGTTGCTCATAGATATGACGAGACGATGCAGTGTGATACAACATACCTGGCTCGATAATCACGCCACCATTTTCTACTACGAACGCGTTCAACCGGCAGCACACAAGATGCGACAGCATAGAGAAGTTGAACACATCATACGGGAAGCCTAACCACAAGTCATTGCTGCGCATGTACACGTGACAGTTTAACTTATGGTCACGAATCATGAAGTGCACCGCGACTGTGCAAGGCACGTCTTTAGTTGCAGGAGGATTCTCGCGCCAGATTGTCAAGACAGCCTGGCGAGTATCTGCATCGCTCTTCAACTTATCAACGACATAGTCTAACTGAGACATAATACGAGGACCGTATGCACCAAAGAACGTTTGACCGTCGTCACTGTAATTAATGATGTTCTTGTTGTACGGAGCAATCGTTTCTACGCGGTTATCACCGGATAGAATCCAGTATGCTTCGCCTCCTAGGAACTTGGTGCTAAGCTTACGCTCTTCTAATGTCACAACAGGTCTGCGCATGTTGACTGTGGCTGTCTGTTGTAGTGCTTCCTTAGTTACTTGGCCACGTGGCGCGACGCTGTTACCTTTATTGAGCACCCAAGACAGTTCAGAAAGCCATTCAAAGTTCGCACTGTGAATTACATTAACCATTTAATTTACCTACTACGTATTTGACAAATTCATCAGCTGATAGACCATCAACTTCGTCAGCTGTTAATGTAACAGTCTTGCGTTGTGTGGTTTCACTGCATTTGTTCTGACTCTCACTGGTATTCTTCACCAGGTCATACCACTTACTTGTAATCATGTCTGACATAGGTGGCATGTTACGTTTGCCGCGCATGACAGAATCAGCAAGGGTATCGAGCAAGAACGCGACGTCGATATTAGGCATGTGGGCCGCGTCGTCAGGAGTAATGCTGTTGACGAACGCATGCACTGCTTCATTTGCTTTTTCACCAATCGCAACAAGATACTGACGAGGTGCATGCTTACCGAATGTTTTGAAGAAGTGTTTGAAGTTAGTTTGCAGCGATAAGTACATCACTAATTCTTCAGGAACAGGGTCATCATCAAATACCGAGTAAGGTCCTAGGTCCTGAGCCAGCTTGAACTCATTCGAATTAGGATGGAAGCGAACACCAGGAACATCGAGCATTGTATCAACGTCTGTCTTTTCCATTGACGATGACACGACAACGTACACGCGCGGTTGTTGTGCGCCATATGCTTCCTTACGTTCTGCCTTAATCTTATTTCTTAGCCACTCGATTGAGTCCTTATAAGCAGACGTCATTGGCTCTTCTGTGTAATCGTATTCTACAATCGGGAGCATAATATTGCGGTCGTTGTCGCCATACAATTCATGGATAGCTCGCATCTTCTGCTCTGATTTAACTAACTCATCACCTAAGCGAGACTTCCAGTTGCTGATGCACACTTCAACATCAGGGCGGCAACGCACATAGATGCCACGACAGAATGATGCCGCGCGGTCTAGTAGTGTACAGATTTCTTGAGTCTGACGTTGCTCATGCTCTTCAAGGTTACGAAACACAAGGTCGTAGATTGGACCTGAGTGCCAGCAACGGTCTAGCACAACTGAACGATAGCCCATAAGAGCTGGAGCCATAGCTTCCATGAAATACTTATGGATATTTTTCACACCATATAATGCATCGAAGTGGACATACAATGCGCCAGTGCGCTTCGCGTATTCTTCTGCGGCTGTTGATTTACCAGCACCATCTGGTCCTTCAAAAATAGTGATGGTGCATGTTGATGGAACTGCGTTAAGCATCTTTTTTCTCCTTATGGATTTCGTCGTCTACGTAATCGTCATCGCTTGATGGCGGAATATACCCGTGGTTCAATAGAATGTCCATAGTCTTAGGACCTTCCCAACCCTCAGGCTTGATACAGTCAACAAGGAAGCCACGCTCAGGTTTAACGCCTGGAACCTTGCTCATGTTAGCACGTTGAACGTCGTCCCACAGTGCTTGCCATGGTAAACCCATGTGAGCCGCGGTGCCTAGTGCAAAGTACACTAAGTCAACTAATGCATCAGCTTGTTCTGCAATATCATCATTGTCTACCGCATTTGTGAATTCATCTAGTTCTTCTTGCATCTGAGCAATGCGCTCATTAAGTTTACGACGGGTTAGATGACGCGGGTGGTCACCAACCAGTTGACCGAACTTGGTCTGGAATGCACGGACATCTGAGTAATTGCTCATCTTATTGACGATACCATTAACAAGGTCTTCAATAAGAGCTTCTGGCATAGAACCATAGGCTGCATACTCTTCTGCAAGTTTCGTCATACCCAATACTTCTTCCGTATGCGTGCAGATTTCACTCAGCGTCGACATATATAATTCTACTTGTTTATTCACTTGCTCTGTCATCACCGATTTCCTCCCAGTATAACATGTGGTAAATGCGGTCACATGTCTCTTTGACAATGATTGGTGCATCATCACCACGCATTGACGTTGTTGACAAATATGAACCATCTTCTTTATCGTCAGTCACGTGCGCACGAAATGACTCGATGCTTGCAACGTTGACATAGATAGGTTGCTCGTTATGCGCGAGCGTTAGCTTGAGAAATTTAATCATTTGCTTAACCATCTGTAAAATTTTCTTAACCAACTTGGCATATCAGCCAAGCGCAATTCTTTTAGTAGATAATCTAAGTCTTCGCGAACTTTGAAATACCGACCACCAACCATGACGGCGATACCTTTATCACCGTCATCGTCTGTAATGAACGCGATAGATTCGATTTGACTATGCTCAATGAAGAACGCATTGCCATTATCTAATCTGTGAAATCTAATCATGCTCATTATTTCTTACCTTTCTTCTTACCGTCCAAAGGTTTACGACATACCCATAAGTTGTTGCGCGCGTGGTCACAGTACAACGGAGCAAAGAAGCATGATAACGCGTCATTGTCGTAGTACTCACCAAGTGCTGAGCGTAATTTCTTCACCGCATCTTGTAATGATGGGTCTGCGTCAGGTGCTACTTTACCGATATGCTTGATGTCCATGAACGTACCGAAGCGTTTTTCAATTTCAAAACCTGCTTTCTCAGTCGCAGCCTGTAATTCAGGAACTGTGTATTCATGGATATGGTTTGCCGCATGGCGCACACCGTCATAACACGGGGTACTCATCAGCATGATACCACCCGGTTTGAGAGATTCATACGCAGCTTTTAGGAATTTCTTGCCTAGCTCTACGTTAATATGCTCAATCACTTCAAAGTGCACGAGAATATCGAAACCTTCACCACCGCGCTCTTTGAGTAATTCTTTGTAACGTTCAACAAAATTGAATTCGCCATGGAATGTCAAGCGTTTATGTTTAGATGGTTTGAGTTTATTCAAATCAACACCGACATAGTTCTTCACACATGGAGCCGCTCCGCCTGTCAAGATTCTTGATAACGGTTTTTCTTCGCCACAACCAACTTCCAACACGTCATCTTTAACAGTAATGAAACGTCTTGCGAATGACCAGCGGAAGAAGTGTGCTGAGTAGTCACGGTGCAATGTGCGGCCATGACCGGACGCATGTAGTTGTGTTGTGTCGTAATCGCGCTCATCGCGGCTGACTTCACGAGTTTTTGCCATTTAGTTTTTCTCCTATAGTAGGCCTTTGTTTTTTAATTCACGACGATAGTACGCAACATAACTGCGCTTGCTGTCGTCGAGTCCGAATTCTTTCTGCACAGTTGCGAAGATTTCATCGTCACTGTATTGGCCAGTGAGAATCAAATCTTTGAACACAGACGCTGCAGTGCGGCGTGGTTGCTTAATAGAACCAGTGTTCGTGGTCGCCGAGTTGCTTGGTACTTTGAGCGACGCTTTAGGTTGTCTTGCCATTTTAGTTTTACCTTTCTTAGTTGGTTGAACGTCTTCCTCGCCGGTGTCCCATGGAGGAGTATCATCTGACTCAGTGCTTTTCGCCTGAGCCACTTTGCCATCAAGCAGTTTGACTTGTTGGAGTTTAAGACGTGTGAGAGATACATCGACGCCTTTCTTCTCCTCGTCGTTCAAGATGCTATTGAACTTATCAACAACCTCTTGAGACGCACCGCAATAACGTGCGAACTCAGCATACTGCTCGATTGATTTGTGGATTGGATAACCTTTAATCTCTGTGAAGTTATCCTCGAATTGGCCAACCGGCATTGTTAAAACGCGGAGACCTGAAGATGTGTCTAGTTTAACCAGGTAATAATCCTGGTCGTCTGCGTCAACGACGATACAAGTTCTGCGTTGACGGTCTTGGTAGGTATTTGTCATGTTGTCACCTGTTCTGTTTGAATATCTGGAGCGATTATACCCCAGATATTCTGACTTGTAAATAGGTATTTATGATTTTTTCTTAGATTTTTTAATTGCCTCTAACGCGTTGAATAGAGCATTCTGAGTTGCGGTCTTATTCGATAGCATACCTACAATTGCGTGGTCAATCGTGTCCTTCGCAACGATACGGTAAATGAACACTTTGTCGTTGCTGTTACCTTGGCGGTAGACGCGACGCACGAACTGGTCATACAACTCATAGTCCCACGTGATACTGAACCAACATACGTGGTTGCACACGTTCTGCATGTTAAGCCCATGGCCCATGGAGGCAGGGTGGCCTAGCAGCACGGGAATCTTACCTCTGTTGAAGTCGTCAACTATGCGCTGAGTTTCCTTCATTGAAACACCAGTCCCTATGTGCGGAGTGTCTTTACCTAACGCCTTCTTCAGACGCTCAAGGTCGTGAGCGAACTCATACGCGACGAGCAACGGTTGCCCCTGCAATTCCTCGATGAGGTCTTGTAGTGCTTCAATCTTCTCATCATGCACTGTCACCCATTCCTTATCCGCAGTCTTAACGAGTGCTTCAATCTCTTGGTCGACGTACACGGCGCCGTTCGCCACCTGTCTGCATTTGATTGATGCGGCACCTGCTGTTGCTGCTGTCACAACGTTGTCATTGAGCTTAGTGATGAGGTCGTTCTCAAGTGCATTGTATACCTTTCTCGCCTTAGCATCTAACTCGACATAGATATTCGATTCAATATAGTCAGGCATGTCAAGATAATCTGTTGCCTTCATACTGAGTACGAATGGCTTGATTGCATCATAGATTTCCTGCTCAGCGCCAGGACGTATTGTATACGTGAAGCCAAGATAGTCTGATTCAAAGAATGCGTTGCGGAAGTGAGTAATGTACTGACCGAAAGTAAGACCATTGTCGATGATGTACATCTGACCGAATAAGTTGATGAGACCGTTTGCAGCAGGAGAACCTGTTAATCCATAACGGAACTTAAACGTAGGGATTAGTGGCTTAATCATTTTGAATCGGTCTGATGTAGACGATTTGAACTTGGACAACTCATCGACGACCAGCATATCGAAGCCGAAACTTTTCCATCTGCGTTGGTCGACCACAATCTTAGGCTTGCGTTTGCCACCGAAAGAGTTTGTTGTTTCTTTCTCAGCCGCGAATAACCACTTCAACCCTTCAGGATTAATAAGATAGATGTCGTAGTCGTCAGACTCGAGCAGTTTATCCTTGTCTTTGCCGTGCAAGATGCAGCAGCGTAGATGGTTGAAGTTAGCCCAGTCCTTAATCTCGTTCGGCCATACATTATAACATACACGTAGCGGGGCGATGATGAGAACCTTGCTGACTAGACCTTCTTTGAAATACTGCGAAATAACCTCGAGTGTAATCGATGTCTTACCAAGACCAGGTTCCAAGAACAACCCGCCTGCCTGTCTACTTCTTAGAAACTTTACGGCTTTTTTCTGATAATCGTGCGGCTTCCAACGCTGCGGCTTTGACGATTTCAATTGTATCTTCTTCATTATCACATACCTCCACCTGGTAGCCTAGCGCTCGGAGCATATCATGCACGAACACTTGAAGAGGACGCGGCTTAGCGCCAGGTGCTTTGAACTCAATGAACAGTGGTTTCCCACCTGGAATCCAGAAGATGCGGTCTGGATAACCAGCATCCCCTGGTGTTACGAATTTAGACGAGCGAATACCTAATTCCATGAGCGCGCGCTTACACGCGTTGCGCTCAATAGTTGATTCTCTACTCGCTCGCATTTTTGATAGCTTTAATCAGACAATGCGCTTGATGGAAAGCATCATCTAATGCATTGTGATGCACTCCGTTGCGTTTCACGTCAGGACGACCAAGCATATTGATTGCCGTGCGGTAGCAACGGTCACCAAATGTATTCCACGGAATAGGTAGGCCTTTCGCGATGAACATGTGCTGCACAATAGAGTTGTCGAATGTCGCACCATTCCCCCAGATACGTACGTCAACTTTGTCTAATCCTGGGTTAAGGAGTTTACGAGCTTCAACTAAATCATCAATGTATGACTTAATTTTGCTGTTTACCTTCTCAACACTTTCGCCAAGAATATGGTTATTAGCGAAGACACTCTTGGCCTCAGCAGATTGCATATCCCACCAGCCCATTGTGTTGCCATCATCGATGCCGACCTGGTCTGATAGTTTAGGGTAGACTAATAGAGAGTTGCCAGTTTTTTCTTCGTCGAACTCAACAAGACCGATTGATAAGACACGGCAACCTGGTCTAACACCAGTTGTCTCGATGTCCATCATAATGTTGATTGTTCTTTCGTTGAATACGTTTTTTAGAATTTGCATTGGCCACCTCCATTAGCAGCATTTGATTTCTTATAGAAGCACCAGCGACAATGGTCACCAGGGCGTGGGCGGAATACTTTATCTGACAGCATTGGCTTAACTGCCTTCTCCCACTTCTTAGTGAGAGCAGGAACCTGGTCGCGCGTGAATACTAACTCACCACTGTCAGGCTCAGGGTAGACGAATTGTTGGTCAATATAGACCAGACGAGGTTTAACAACTTGAATGTGCTCATACAATAAGAACGATGCGAGAGCATATAACTCAAGCTGCTGTACGTATTGCTCATTCATCGACTCGCGGAACTTACCTGTCTTCCAGTCCGTTACGATAAGAGTCTCATCGTCTTCGTGGTGCGCACAGTCGAGCTTGATGCGTAGCCAACAGTTAGCCATGTCGAACCAGTCTGTCTCTTGCCAGTCTTGCGTGAACGCCCACTGGTCTTCAACAGTCATGCCAGACACTTTCTTCTTGTATTGCTTACGCAACTTCTTGAACTCGTCTTCAAATGACTTAAGCTCTTTTGGTAGTCGCGCGATTGTTCCTTTGAGATAACCTTCAGCCAGCTCGTGGATGCGAGCACCACGTTGCAATGCTTCAGACTTCTGGTCATCTGGGTTGGTAATCCTATCCAGGTATTTGAACTTCGCCATAGCAGGACATTTCTGGTAATCGCTCAGGCGACTGAATGACCATGCCTTGATAAGACCTGGGTATTTTTCTTTTGTGATTTTAGCCATTGGTAAACTCCTTCCAACGGAAGTATTCGTTGAAGAGGTTGTTACACACATTGCCGAGTGTGTACGCGAATGCTTCTTCTGATGGTTGAGTTTCACCCATGCATTCGAACATGAACTGCACAACATGGTGTGCCTCGTGGGCCAAGTAGCTTAGCTTCCGAGCGTCATCAGTGTTGTCATCATTCAACATGTCCTCAGCGTAGATGAACGCATATCGACGAGCCAGTCCATCAGATGCTTCATACGCACCACGCATCGTTGCGGCGTATGTGATTCCATCTGTGTCGAACTTATACACAGGAATGTCATTTGCCGTTAACACTGCATCGAGCTCAGCGCGGCATGAGAATAAACCATACGCAATATGCATGAATGGTAATTCGAACAATGCTGGCACGAATATTTTCTTAGATGATTTTGCCTTTTTTGTCATAATCTTTTAGGTCTCCCCAGTTAGTATCTGATATTGAACCTTCACTCAGGATTTGCACGTCGAACTCGACGGATTCCATTGCTTTACGAAGTACTTCCATTTCAGATTTCATTAATTTAGGTGGAACAGATACGGTTATCTGGTCGTGTACGTTCAGAATAATCTTCGCATCTTTGTGCTTGGCCGCATGGTATCTTATAATTGATTCCTTGGTGCAGTCTGCAGCAGAACCTTGTACGAGAACGTTCACCATCTTGTAGTCGAACGTCATGAGTCTGCCATTCACCATCTTAGCTGGCTCACAATAATACTCACGACCTCCCCACGTTCTGATTGGTAAATCTTGCTGCATACGGAGTCGCATGTCTGAGTACATTTCCTTCAGACCAGGATAGAGTTTTAGGATTGCAGCCTTAAGGTCTTTCGCCTCATCGACTGTTGTTCCGTTTTTCTCCGCGAGTTTACCAACTCCCATACCATAAATCAGACCGAAGTTTGTATTCTTAACCGGCTTGCGCTCATAGAATAATCCTTGCTCTGCAAGCTTGCCACGCGCTACGTCGTGGAAGTCTAACCATGGGTCTGCTTGGTAATCAAGCATCATAGAACCACCGTCGAAGTGAGCGAGGATTCGGATTTCCTGCTGTGAGAAGTCTCGGTCAATTAAGACGTCACCCGCAAACGGAACCACATAACACCGCACCTTAGGAAGTGGTGGTATATCTTTGAACGGAGACTTAGGCAGCTTAGCGCCTGGCTTCTCGTGGTCAAAGATTGGTGCGAATTCCTTAGGAATATTCTGGAAGTTAGGAGTAGAACTCAAACGACCAGTGCGCGTGCCAACAGAATCAGGAGTACGTGTCTGATTCCATATCGTGTAGATTAAACCACCAGATAACTCTGCTGTCTCAAGCCAAGGTTTCATGAACGTATTAAGACATGTCTTCAATCGTTCTCTGTAGTTTAACACGCCAAGCAATTTCTTATCAGTCACACCAGCAAGCAATGCATCCTTGTTCGTTGCAATCTTACCAGTCGCTGTGCGTGGCATAAGTGACTCATCAACCTTGCCAGCATCAATCATTGCCTCGACTAACTGTTGACCTGAGTTAAGGTTTAAATCGGCAGGTGCTTTCAATGTCTTGATAACCCAAGACTCAATCTTACCCATCCAATCAGTGTACATGTCAACGTCATGGCGTAATTTCTTAAGGTCTACTGCTAAACCTTGTCGCTCCATTTCGAGAAGGATAAGCGCGAGCTTTCTTTCTCTATCATACGCTGCTCCCATACCGCGGTCAAGTATCTCTTTATACAGCAGTGTAAAAAGCTTTTCTGTGCGGATTGTGTCGCCGTCTGCATATCGTCCGACGATGTCGCCAGGCGCCCAAGAATAATATGCTCCGAAGTAGTTGTCACCTTGTTTGCCTCGATTGATTCTAACTCCAGGTATAGGTTGTTTTGATAGTAACCATTCGCCAACCTCTTCTTGTTCTTCAGGCGGCATTCCTAATAATTCCTCAGCAGCCGGCTTTAAGCCTAACTCTTTCGCGTGAGGATTATGTAGGTAGATAAGAAACATTGTATCGTGAATCTTATTCCACTCTGGAATCTTAATACCAAAATGTGTTTCTGCTACGTCCAAATCGAACTTGCCATTTTGAAATAAGATACCGTCGCTGTGGTCGTACGCTTCGCGTAAGGCTTTCTCAGCTTCAGGCCACGTACAATTGTTTCCTTCTAAATGTCCGAAGGCATAGTACTTAGCCTTCTTGCCGGGATATTTTATAGATACACCAACCGGCATTGGTGGATAGAGCGGACGAGGCATAATCTTATGCGTCTCGAAGTCGATTGTTACTGGTTTAGGAACCTTCACTCTCGCCATTCCAACCTCCTGCTTCTAGCTTTTCTCGCTCATTGTCAGCACGAACCTTATTAAGCCGCGAGTGAACGCGGCGAAGGAACGATAAACGGTTTTTGCCATTGGCCTCAGACTTGAGAAGTCTCTCACAATCTGAGACCGAAGCGTTTCGAAGGTAGGTGTTCAGATTATCCCAACTTTTTAGAATCTCTGTATCACCCATACGACCTCCTAGTATTTGCCGCGTTTAGCGGTGCCTGGCGCTTGGCGGCCACGACCTTTAGGTTGTGGAGCTTCACGCTCTTCGCGTTCAAGTGAGTACGGGAAGTCAATTTCTTCCACTACTGCTGAGCGACGTTGCATCAATGCACCGAGTAATTCTTGTGGAACTTCATCAATCGCTTCGAAGTTCACCTTGTACTGAGTTTTAGGGTCAGGTGTAGTGAAGATGCGAGTGATAACACCAAGTGTTGGTTTATTATATGCCTGTGCAACCTGTTTCACGTATGTTGAGAAACCTTTTGTTGATGTAACCGGAAGTTTCAAATAAGCAACTTCAGCTGTCAAGAAATGGTTTTCATCGTATAACTCAAGCTCATCGGTCTTACGGTCAACATGACCTGCAGGAATTAATGCAAGGCGTCGAACGTTCTTACATGCTTTACCTTTACCTTCAGAACCCCATTGGTTTAACGGGCAGTCTGCACAGTTATCACATTGTGCTTGGTCTGCTTCTGTTACGTTCACGTGCGGAATCATGTCTTTTTCGTTGCGACCGAACGCGAAGCATGTTGGTGGTTGCGGATTCTCAGGGTCGAAGCGACCTTCATAATATGCGTTTTCAAAGATGTGGTCGAGAATAACTACATACATTTCATTGTTCGCCATCGCGTTACCGTCATACGATAACTGACCACCTTTAGTTGAGATGAACTTCCCACCAGTGCTGACAGACTTTTCTGTCTCCACTTCTTGCTGCATCATTGCCGCAAGTTGCTCATCATAATTAGCTACTGCTGTGCTCTTAGTTGGTTTCTTTGCCATAATAATCACCCATTATAGTTTGTTAATTGATACGCTTGTCGTCGTATAAGTTTCGACACCTGGAATTTCCTCGCCATTCTCCCAACGCTCAGCCACTGCTGCAGCATTAAGACGACGGCCGATTAAGTCGAAGTGCCCTGTTGCTTTGATGTGCTTGTAAATTTCAGACCAGTCCTTCGCGTAAGGAACTTCTTTATTCACAAGCGAGATGCGGCATAACTTGCCAGCTACACCTGATGCATCTTGGTCAGGTAACGTCTCAATGAGATGTTGCTTGAGTTTAGACTCTTGTTCCTCTAACTCCTTCGCTTGACGCTGTAACTCAAGACGTTTCTCGCGCGTCTCGAATAATTTATCGGCACAAGCGGCTAACGTTTTAGGAAGTTTGAATTCTTTTGGTTTTTTAGTTGCGGCCATAATTTGATTTCCTCTTTGTTGTTTAAGATGGTTGGCATTATACTATACCAAAACCATCTTGTAAATACCTATTTATCAATTTTGTTTCTAAAACCTAGAAACACAGGGAATCTAGGTTTGTCTTTAACACCTGATGGTTGGTACTTGAACTTCGCAAGTTTGCCGTTGAGTGAATCTCTTTCATTCCACAGCGACACGCGTTGCTCTTCAGTAAATCCCGAACCAATCTTGAACTCACCGAATGTCTCATGCTTAACAATCAATGCGCCGAGCTTGCCTGCAGGAACCATACCTTCCTTCTTGGAGCTTCGTACCCTGTGGCCAAGGTTGTCGAGCTCCTGTTCGTTGTTATTGGTCATCAGCTCTTCGCACCCAACCACAACTGCTTCATCATCTTCGAAGCGTTTGATTTTAAGAAGCCCACCTTCCTTAGTCGTGCTGCGACCGTGCTTGTACTTACCGTTCGGGTCACGAATCATTATTCCCTCGTAGCCTTGCGCCACGCACTCTTCCTCGTAGGCATTAAGCTCTTCGATGTTGTTGATGAGTATATGCGGGACCACCTTAACGTGCTTTAATCTACGCGCCCGCTCCTTAACTTCACCGTGGCGCGACGAAAAGTTATACTCACTGATTATGAAGTCGAACACATGCAACGTTACGTCTGGTTTGCCAGAACCTGTCATGACACCTGACGTCGTTGACTGGAACACGGTGTCTGACGTCACGTCTCCAACGATTAGCTCGCCATCAAAGCCATCGCATTCCTCACGACCGAACAATGCTTGCACGTGGTCATTAGGGATACGCTTGAAGTTGCGCGAGTACACCACACCGTCATACACTATCACACGTACGCCGTCTAGTTTAGGTGACGCCATCACAGGGAATTTGATGTTATCAAGGTCTGCCTTGCCGGCTAACATCGGCTTGAATCGTATCATAGTAGTTCCTTTTCAAATGAAATTCCTGACTCACTATTGTCGAACTTAACAGAGAGTCGAGCCTTTTTAGAGTACTTGACGCCGTCCTTACCCATGAACACAACCGCAATATTGTACCGTGAGACAGTTGAGTTATCAACATGAACATAACGAGGTTCATGCTCCAACTCTGTTAGGACAATCTCATCTGATGTACGACGAATCACTTCAGCGTATAGATTAACCAGCACACGCGCCATTCTGTCTTCTAAGGCATCAAGTGTTTCTCTAAACATATCTTTGCCTTTTATAAGAGTTTGTTCAACATTCATTATTTTGTCTCCTTATACTTATCAAGGAACGACGTGTCAAACGTAACTGCCGGTACATCTGCTGTCATGCGACTGAGTACAGCATCAATCTGCTCACTAAACTGAGGCAGATTGCGGCGCATATTTTTAATTGTTGTGCATGCGTTAACCATGTCAATAAGTTTCTGCTTGTCCTTGTGAGTCTCCAATGCTGCGTCGCATACCTCGCTAATAGCGTCACGGAACTCGGAATCATACTTATGCATGCGACTCGGGATGACAATTCGATACCCAGACAAGTAATTGGACACATTATACAGATTAAAATCGTGTAAACTAAAACTAAATATGCTCTTGTACTCGTAGAGCTTTGCGCGAATATCACGCTCTTCTTGGGTCATCATACTTGTCGCGATTGCTTCTATTTCCTTCGCGAATTCTTCTGGAGTCTTCAATTTGAAACTCTTTAATATTTCTTTTGCAATCTCTTCTTTGATTGCTCTTGATAGTCTAGACATCAATAATCCCTCGTATAAAATCTAATCTGCAGCAGACCTTTCCATCAGTCGGAGACTGCACCATTTGAATACTGTCAAGCAGAAGGTCCTCACCAAACACATTGTATATACAACCCTCAGTGATTTCTGCTATATGCCCGGCCCATTGTGGCTTCCAATTCAAGTGTTGTTCTCTGTACATCTCCATGAACACACTCGGCTCATAGTCGGTAGGAGTAACAGTCCCTGGTGTGGGAACAGCCACTATCATCGTCTTATGACCAGACTTAGCAGCCATCGCGACGTAGTTAATCTTATCATCATCTAATAACGGGAAACCAACAATAAAGTATGAAGGCACATTACGTGACGCGAATGAATTGATAACCCCTGCCATGAGGTGCAGAGTTCCCTCTGGCTTATAGTGCTCGATTGCGTCTCTTACCGGATGCTCTGTCATTTCTTCCTGTCCCCTCACATTTCTTGCACTTGGCTCTTTGCATACCAAATGCGGATTTCACTTCAACCCAACCTGTTCCTTCGCAGGCTGAGCACTGATTTAATCTTGCCATCTCCTTGTCGACCTCATGCTTCATGACTCTATCCCATGCCATGGACACTTCGGTGAACTTATCAGAGTCACCACCACGGTCTGGGTGGTGCTTGATTAAGGCGTCGCGTCGCATGCGCTTCAATTCGTTGTACGATGGCTTGTTGTTATAGTAGACACTGTAGATGCCTAGCAGTTTGAGTGCATCACTCAAGTTCATTGCCATCTAAATCTTCCTCCATAACCTCAAGGATTTCCCGTTCAATTGTGCGGTCATACTGAAGACCATATACATCTTCAATAATCCCTTTCCACTCAGCGCGAGGAACATCTTCAAAATTCTTCTTAATGTTCTTGCGTGCCTCGCGCTCGGTCAATAACATTGACTCTGTGATTACTGATAGTAGAACCTTCATATTACTCACCTGACACGTTGCGCACGGCGGCTTCGTACGTTTCTGTAAGCATTGAGTTAATTTCAAACACCAACTCATTCTTAGTGATTGGAAGCTCGAGCTCTTCAATTGTGATGTCTGATTTCTTGCACTCGAAGTCTGCCATCAATTCATTGCGGAATTCTTTTGACTCCGCTTGGGTGCGAGCGATTTTGAATCGTAGTACTTCGCCTTGTGGTTGTACTGTTACGCGATAAACTTTAGCCATGGTCGTTCTCCTATTTTTTGACTTTGCCTTTCTCATTCAGCTGTTTAGCTTTGATGAGCTCGTTTCTATAATACTGAGGGTAGCCTTTTTTATTTTTACAGGTTTCCTCACCAAAAATTTCTTTCATCGCACCGAACACGGTTTGGTTGTCCAATCCTTCGAGGATAAGGTACATGCAGGTAGCACGAATTGACTTCGTCGGCACATCAGGATATTGCTTCAGAATACCAATAGTCGCTGGGGCATTAGCAATCCCAAGTGTTTTTCTGCGGGCATTCGCAGTAGCAAGTCCAGCATTAACCGCTTTTTCTGCTTTAGTTGGTTTGAATCGTTTGCGTCGCTCTTTTACGACCGTTGGTTTCTTACCTGCTTCAACTCGTTCACGCAAGCGTTTTCCAAGTTCAGTTTTACCCAAGTCAGAAGTCTTCTCAGGTTGTTCTGTTTTCTTCATAGGTTTCTCATCTTGTTTCAATGTTCCATCTTCATTGTAGTACTCACCTTGCGTGACGTTACCATCTTTATCTTCTTTGCTGTAGTTGCCATCAGCACAGTTGGTCCCGTGTTTCTCATCAGACTTCTTAAGGTCGATGAACGTTTCCATGTCGTCAACGTCAACCACAAAGATAGGCTTACCACCAATGGTATCAGTCGTTAAGAAGTTGTTGTAGTATTCTTTTGTCACTCCATGCTTGCGCATGAATGCAGTAGCAGAATCACGAGTTTTGAATTGTCTTGTATTAGCCATAATGATGTCCTCATGTTGTTTAATCTGAGCGCATTGTACAACTAATAACTCAGATTGTAAATAGGTATTTATAAATTTTCTGACTTATATTTGTCATAAGTCATTATCTTGTTTCTCATGTGCCAGAATTGTCTGTACACTCTCTTCGCCTCGGGCCGAGGTTTTTGGAAATTCGCACGATACATACCTTGGTAATAGTCAAGTGTGTCTAGAAGAACCTTAATGTATCGGCTTCTAAAGTCACGCTCGTTGTGCGTTATCCGTTCGATGCGGGCGGTCTTCTCAACCTTGAGTTGTGACAGGACTCGCATCTCTGCCACCACTCTTTTCATGAAGGCGCGCGCCTCATCTGTCTTAAGCCTGTGTGCTCTGTTCAAACAGTCTTGGCACAGGTCTCGCATCAAGTTTATAAGTGCTTGATTTCTATACATTATTCTCGCTCTGTGACGAGCCCTTCAATGTGATTATACCAAGCGTCTGACTCAATAATCAAGTCAATGAATTCATCTGGGAAGTCTTTCAATGCCTCTTCGAGCTTGGCGCATTGTTCTTCGTCCGTCTTCTCATACGCAATCTCATAACGACTTTGCTCGTATGAACGACCTTCCCATGTTGCTGAGTCACCGAATCCGTACATCTCTGTTCTCCTCAATAAGTTTGACTGCCATATAATAAAATGCGATTGGTATTCTCACCGGCACCGAGATAATCATGAATGCCGTGAGCACGAGTGATTTCAACACACTAACCACTCACCACCTCCTCAATGTCTCTGCCATCTTCAATGCCGTCGATGTAATAATGACCTGCGTTTGTCCAACTCATTGTACGTGTGAAACCATCTGGTGTGGTTGCAGTTCCTTCTATCGGAAACAACTGGTCTGATACAACATCAACTGCCTTTATTGTCGCCACCATTCCATTGCGTAGGCGAACCTCAGCACCTACTCGCAAGCAATATATTGTCATACGTTAGTCTCCTTGAGTGTGTATACGACAGGAACATGGACAGTCTTCACGCAAGCCTTCATCCATGATAAGCTGGTTGGCGCCATCTCATCAATCGTGCAACGTATTGCCAAGGTCCCTTTCCCAAGGTGGTTATCATAAAACACTGTCATAAACTGAACACCTTTCGCCGGCGTTGGGCTGTCTGTCACGATTTGCATTTCGCAAGGGACCACGTAGTAGTCTGCGATTCTGTATTGGTTATCAATCCAATCACCTGCGTCTTTATAATTATTGAACGTGCACATCACACGTGGGCCTTCTGCTAACTTACGAACTACTGCAATTACATTTTTACTCATTTTGATAATCCTATGTTGTTAAGATGGAATTATTCTATATCATTTTACATTTTTATGAATCTTTCAATGCGGAATCTGTAATCCCTTCAATCACGGAACGGAGTCCATCGATAAAGTCTACTGACTTACTAGTTCCGTTGTGGTATAACGCCACACGCGCACGACTCAGCTCATTGTATACCTGGTTGTAAAGCTCACTGCGGACTGCATGCCAATTCAATGTTGTTTCTGGGTCTTTTACAATGATGTATCTTGTCAGCATACCGAAGCAATGACTTTCGATGTTGTTAATTGTTTCAGTCAACTGCTTATGCTCGAAGTCTGCTGGGTTGAATACACTGATATTTGTATGTCGCACGACATTCGCAATCTTGTGCGCGACGTAGATAAATCGTTCCATTTTTAGTCTCTCCTATTTATGACCAGATGTTAAAAATTTTCGCAATCTTAATTGACTGAGCGCGTTGCACTTCGCCCTTCACCTTCTTCGCGTGGTCTAGTGCTTGCTTCTCGTCTGCGAACACTGCAGACATCACGTCTCCCACCATCACTTTAAAGAATACCATTTGAAGACTGTTCATTATTTCACCTCCACAATTTTGATAACATTATGCGAGCCTAACTTACGGCGCAAGTATGTTTTATTCGGTGACACATACTCTTGCCAACCCTGGTGCATCAACTTCACGACGTATGTCGTAAGCCCGAGAATCGGGATTGCCCAGCCAAGACGCTTGACAATGTTCCCTTCGACACCGAAACCCATGTGATTAGGCTCCCCGAAATACAGCTCCAATGTCTCAGCGCTCAGCACCGTGCCCTCAAGGTCTATGAACGGGTTGCGCTCATCAGCGTGCTTTACGAATTTGTATGCTTTACCGTACTGAATTGTTTTACGCATTTAATGCCTCCAATGTTGCTGTGATATGTCCAACGTAGTTATCTGTAAAACCTGTTTGAATGAAGCAGTATGCGACGCAATATGAATTCACCTTGTCGAACGTCATTTCTAAAATGCGCTGAGAATCCTCATCTGCATACACATCAATCACTTGGTCACCATCCTCGTCTGTATGTGGCTCATCGACGAGATATCCCTCCTCTTCGAGTGCCATTACGACATCGTTAAGTTTTAAGCCTCTCATTTGCATGATTGTTCTCCTGTCTGATTTAACTTAATCAAGAGGCCAGGCACCTAGCCTCTTTGTTAAACTAAATCTTACGCATTCTCAAGTGCCTCAATTATTCTGTCAAGACTCATATATGTGACCTCAATAGGTTTTGCTGTCACTCTGAGGGCATTCAACATATAGTCTTTCAATTCATCTTCAGAGCGCAATATCTTACATTTGTACACATTGATGTGGTCATAGTATCTCACGCGATAAAAACTCGGCTCTACCACTCGCTCCACAGTACGTTCCACCACGCGCTCTGTGGCATTCGGATTCAATCTTTCCCACGCCTGGTCGACAATCATATCATTGATTTCACTATACCACGCATCGTCATTATAATACTGATACCCAATTGCGTCCTCCTCGAGTGTGATGTTTGGGTCGTCTTCTATCTCGCTTTTGTACTTCTCGGCTGACTGTTTATCTTTGAAGTATAAAACAACACATTCTTTCTTGTCACCATATTTGATAACATATTCTAAAGTTACTAATTCCATAATTCATCCTCACATTGTTTATATCCTGCCTGGCGCCAACGCGCCGGGCAACTAATTATTCTAATTCCACGTCTTCTGTCCACGGCATATCCATACCGTTTTCGATACACCATCTATTGAGTTCAGTGAAGTCAATCGGTAGAGTGCGGGCGTTAAAGCACCCGCCAAGGTTTCCGTCTTCCTGAATCCACCACCAACGGTGGCCTGGCACGTATGAACCGTTGTCATACATTCTGACTAAATTGACAGCGTCTCGCGTGGTCAGACTTTCGCCAAAAACCTGCTGGATAACAGATTCCAACGATTCATTTTCGTATATAATTTCCGAGTAGGAATTCTCTGTTGCGAATTGATTCCATGCGGAAATCAATTGTTCTAGTATTGTCATAGTCCCTCCTGTGGGGTTTGTGTAAAATTTTGCACTTTTTACCTGGCGCCTGGTACTAGGCGGCCTAGGTACTTGATTTTATTGTGGTTTTTTCGCGTGGTACTTTGTACTTGGCGCTTGGCAACTCTGTACTATTACAGTAGTACATTGTTTGATTCACACTTCTTGGTCATATCGCACTCAGCAAGGATAAAGCCAAGGTCCATGATGCATTGCGGGCTTGACGGCGCAGCGCCTAGCACTTGGTCGTTCACTAATCCGAATTCATACCACTCACCGCTTGGCAACTCGGCTTCGAAGCGCTCGATTTCCCAGCTTTCAATATCGCTTCCATCAACATTGCCGAAATCAATTTCGTCTTCGATGTATTTAATATAAGCGCTTGCAGAATCGGTATCAACAAAGTACCCAGCAACTTCGCCATTTAATTTTAAAACATATTTGAAAACTTGATTTTTCATTTTTTTTTCTCCATGCGTTTAAGTTGGTTTTATTAAAACATATTTTAAAAACTTTGTAAATATATTTTTAAAATTTATTTTTTTGTTTTGTCGTTTTGTTTTGACGTTGAGAATAGTAACAAGTTAAAAATATTTTGTAAATAGTTTTTTAAAAATTTTTTGGTTTTACGCGCGGATAAAGAACGTGGGCGCCTGGCCACAAGGGTGCACGGGCACGTAATGCACGGGTGCGTGCTCCCATGGGCGTCGCGCCTGGGTGCGTGGCGGGTGGGTGCGTAGTGCGTGGGTGTGTACGGCTGGGCGGGTGTGTACGTGGCGGCCGGGCGGGCGTGGGAGGGTGTGAATGACCACCGGGATTCTTTGCGCCAGGCGGTTTTCATATTAGGCATTTTGGTTGTCGGTTATGGAAAATTCGAAATCGCCTTGAAGGAGTTGCTGGTGACCACGCGAATTCTTTTGAAAACAGAAAAAGTGAATTTTAGGGCAGGTATAATTTTTTAGGATTTCACCTTTAAAGAGTTTACTTTGCGGGAAAAAGAAAACCCAATCAACTTGTGACTGGGTCTCTACACGTCAACACTGGATTTTCAATTAGATGTTTTTAACATCAGCCAGTAATTTTTTGAAAAGCTCAGCAACTTCTTTCGCAACGGCTTTGTCAGTGATTGCGGCTTTAACACCAGCAGCTGTACCTTTGATTGCTTCAGTTACTTGTTTGTTTTTCGCTTTGAATTCTTTCTCAGCTTCTTTGCGGCCTTTCAATTCAGCTTTCGCACGTTCAGCTTCGATTTTCTCTACTACTTTAGGGTCTTTCAAAATAGACATAATAATTTACCTCGATTGAATTTTGTTTAAAAAGCGACGGAGCAAACAGTACGTCATAACTCCGTCGAAGCTAAGGACTACCAAAATTATGGTCGTTCTGTTTTAACAGAACAGTTATATTTTATCACAACTGTTTCAGTAGTAAACAACTATTTAATATTTCTTTTGAACTTTTTTCTCCGTTTTATTATTTCCTTCTAAATGGTCTTTAATTTCCTGCAAATCTGCGTGAATCCATTTACTGAGATTGCGGACAATATAATAACGGTTATACGAGCCGTCGGCTAATTTAATCGGTCGCCCGTCATACGCCTGTCTGAATCCTGCTTTAGATAATTCGCGGCCCATACCATTCGCAGTCACGCGCCCCATTCTATCTGGGTCATACATAGTCAGAATCTGTTGCGTGGTCAATAAATCTTTATTGAACTTAATGAGTGAACTATCCATGATATAAGTCGCGTTGGATTTCAACTGGCGAACCCATGAACCTAAATCACTTCTCACGTTCTCAATCATTCGTTGTTTAGCTTGAGTCATGAACGCTGGAGCGAATGGTTTGAAGTCTGAGACATCTAAATTCAACAAATAATTGAACACGTATCGCGCGCCACCCTCTTTTAACCATGAATCATAACGCTGATAAAATTCATTCCCTAATGGACCTACGACTACCTCATGAATGAAGAACCGTCTATCATTATCTTCTAAGAAGAATGAATCAGGATGGTTCGCGGTGAAGAAATAGTTTATGCAATCTTTAACCGTGTATGCTGGGAGATATTTGACATTCACGCGTAACTCTTTCTGAGTGATAAGTTTCTTCAAGAAGTCTGCGTCTGCTCGTTTATCAGAACCTGTGACATCATCGCCCATGATAAACTGTTTTCCTTCAGCCCAATCATTGAATGACGCATGTAGGTCTTGTCCAGCAATCTCAGTAAAGTTCTTACCATAGATTTCTCCCATCGTGTAACCCAATAATGATTTACCAGTCCCGTGGAAAACACCGTGAATCACTGCTGAGCTAAACATCTTAACTCCAGGATTCTGTAATGGGTATGCTAACCATTGTTCGAACCATTTGCGGGCTCCTTCTTCAGCATCCGTGAATAGATGGTCGAGCAATTCGATGAACGGAGAGATATCTCCTTCAGCTGGTTCAACTCCCCAACCTGTCCATGTATTAAATTTTCTGTCGAAGAATCTATCATTGCCGGGAGAGTAAATCATTTGGTCAGCACCCTGTCTGAGTGGCCAACTAACCCATTCAGCTGCGGCCTTAACTGGTTGATATTTTACACTGCCATCTTTTGTCAATGTCCCTTTCATATATTGTGACGTTGCAGCGAGATGTCCTTTAAACACGTCAACAGAAATTTTTCGTCCAGTCTTTATATCAACTACAATTCCAGGGTCATCAATATATGCGTATTTATTACCGAATTCAAATAGCGCACGCGCAAATCCTAATGGTTCAGCTGTTTTTAATAGTTGCATGAATTTGGCATTTGCACCTTGTTCTTTAACTAGGAAGTCATCAAGGCCTACCTTTCCATCATGGCCAACTATAGTAAGAGGAAGAGTAACAATATAAACAAATGCACCAAGATAATCTAGATATTCAGCTAGTTTATGAAGTTCTGCGCAAACTGCAGGATTCGTCTTGTAATCAGAATCGAACACCACATAAGTATACCGTCTCTGCCAGTTGATTTCTTTTAAGCCATCAAGCATCTCAATCCCGTGTTTCACTGAACGCCATGATGATACTCCACCAAGACCAATAGTAGGAAATCCCTCCTTAGTAGCCTTCGCAGCTTTTAATTCGCCTTCAGTAATAATGACAGGTAAAGTCGCGTCTTCAGATATTGCCAACCAGTCTACATCACCAATACGCGGGAAGTATGCCATCGGGAGTGTTTGTGACTTCTGCATATATTTCGGTGGTTTTTTATTTCCATTTTCACCTCTGACCTGCTGATAGATTTTTGTATAGTCACCTAAATAGCGCACACGGAAGTACGGCTCGCCATTCGCAATGTCGGATGTTTCAAGACCGAGTTTATCCGTATATGGGAATTTCATTGATGCACACGGAATAAAATTTTTCCCGAATGCTGCTGTCTCCTCTGCAGAAACAAGTTCTAATCCCAAACTCTCAGCATCGTCTTCGTCAAGACCTGACTCAGCTAATTTTGCTCTGAACAATTCAACAGGGTCAGCTGGTGGTGAGGCAGTTCTAACTTTCACCTTTTTCTCTGTTGCCATAATAAACCTCTAATTAGTATGAGCCATCTTCATTGTATCTACGATTTGCTTTCTTTAAATTCTCTTCAAATTCTGAAATACGCTTATTGATAATATCCTTCGCGGTGTCAGACATCATCAGAATCATCACATGCTCATGGGCTCCTTTCTTTGTAACCTTATAGAACGGAGCATCTTCACCGTGTTCAGTAAATGCAGCATTGCGGTGCTTATATAATACCTGCACTGAGCAACCAATTTCTGACGCGATGTCCTGAAGTGTACCTTCGAAGACTCGCTGTGATGCGGTCCAATAGGCTATATATTGTTGGCTCGGTCGTCCGCTTGAAGTATTAAATACACGGCGGTCTGTTTTAAAACTGTCCAAATTTAAATCGATGCCAATGCTCGAAGCAAACTTTTCAATAGCGGGTACCAATGAACTTCTGGCCTGACGCGGGAGTGTTCCACTGATATAGTCAAGCAAATTGAAGAAATTTTTCTCCAATTCTTCCATATTTACTTGTTGTTGTTTCTTTACAGATTTTGTCATTTGGTTATATTCTCCATAGGAAGGTTATAGTTACCAGAGTTTTTAAACTCAGATGAATTTGAAAAATATCTTAGTTAGACATTTTGGAGCATTATAATATGGTCGAAGCTAAAAGTAAAATCAGTTCATGACTTTTTTTTCTAAAAAACTTACTGGTTAATTGTCCCTAGACCCGCTCTGCGCATATTTCTGTAACTAGTATTTTGAAGAAGTCTTGCGAGAGTAGACTTCGTTGAAACTGTAAACAGAAAGTGTCTCCTCTATTCTTTAGACTCTCTCTCTTACTTTTATAACATATATCTATATATATTATAATTCTCTCTCTCTCTCTCTCTCTATTAAGTAAATAGAATGTAACTCTGTAACTAATAACCAAAGACCCGTTTAGAATCAACGAGTTAGAGTACCACCTGCATAAACATTAAACAGAAAAATTGAGAAACCTGTTGTTCCATACAGTAGCTCAGCCGCAAAGAGGCCAAGAAACTAGGCTTACATAGAACCAAGAATCTAAACAAAACTAAACTACAATAACACCAACAAAATATTATTGTAGTGTTTACTTTTCCAAAAACTTAGTATAATACCCACAAGATGCTCAGTTGCCGGATGAAGCGTCACTCCAGTTGTCAGCCTGTCTAGGTCGCCAAGTACCAGGCATGCTGAGCGTCACAAGATTCGAGAACTAGGAAAACCTGGTTCTCAACCGAATTCTGGGACCGCGTCATCTGTCACAAGTAGGTGGAACACGAGTAGGTTTCGACACTGAATAGCCAGTACACGAACGTGATAGTCCTCGTCCCAGAGCCATCCTTAAGCCAGGATGTCCACTGCACAACGCGGTGTTCGTCCCGGCTAAGCACATCAGGATTCACAAATGAAAGCATGTAAACAAATTTGGGAAGACCTTCCATGGTTCTTAAAACCTGTGCGCTACATGAGTCAGTTGGTCGCGTATGGCACTGACTGTCCATGCTGCTTAGGGTTTCGTGTATGGGTAGGTCTTGCATTAGGTATTATCATCGGGTATTCATTAGGTTAGCATTATGGCGAAGACATCTGAAAAACTATCACACTTAGGAAAAGCAGTCGAAATGTCGCAGGACTTGGCCGGCACCAAGTCTGCACGCAACCGCGACATCCACGCTAAAGCTTATCGTGGTATTCAGATGCAACGTCAGATTGACACCTATGGAACAGACCCTCAGGTAGTTGAGGAAGTATCGGCCGGCACCGTGCCTGACGAAACACCTGAGGACTTTGCAGGTAGATTGGGAGACGCTACATTCCAACTACAAGACCGTCCAGACCTCGAGATAGACGTTAAGCGTCTACGCACTTTGTACGTCACATCCACAATTTCGTGGCAAGACTTCAAGGCGAAGTACATTGCATCAGGAGCCGCTGCAATTGATGTGATTCGCATCCGCGAACGCTGGGATGACCAGCGCGTGGAATTCCACAACCAACGAATTGAAGCTGTTGCAGACAGATTCCATGAGGAAATGGAAGATGCATTGCAAGAGCATAACCAAATGCATCTTGAAATCTCGATGCTAATTGGTAAGAAGATTCGTGAGGTCCTACCATCAGTAACCAAGCCAGTAGAAATTCAGTCATGCGCAGTAGCGCTTAAGAACATCCAAGCAGTATCTCGCCTTGCACTTGGTGCAAGCACAGATAATACCGCGTTGAAAGGTGTTGATGACTTCGAAGAATTTCTGAAAGGCGTTAAGTCAGGTAAGAAACAAGATGACCAAGAATGAAGTTGCCCAACAGGTGGCGGAGCTTCGTCAGGTCTATCAGCATGACTTCCAACGCTTCGCAAGTGATTGTTTAAAGATTCGTACTAAGGTTGATGGCATTCAACCTTTTGTGCTAAATGAAGCACAACAAGACTTCGTCAGTCGCTATGAGAGACAGATGGCCGAGACCGGCAAAGCTCGGTTCATTATCTTGAAAGCACGTCAGATGGGGATTAGTACTTTGATTGAAGCACTTGCTTACTGGTATACCACTCGCAACAAGGGTGTGAAGACACTCGTTCTCACCCACTTAGACCAACAGACTCAAGAGCTCTTTGAAATTACTAAGCGTTACCACGACAACTGCTGGGATGCCTTCAAACCGAAGGCGACGCGTGACAGCACGAGCTTGATGAACTTCAGTGGGATTGACTCATCGTTTAGAACTGCAACATCAGGTTCTAGAAATGCAGGTCATGGTTCGACTGTACAGATTCTGCATTGGTCTGAGGTGTCGCGCTCAAGAAACCAAGAGGATATGATTGCCGGTGTTCTCCAAGCAATCCCTAATGGTAAAGGAACCATGATATTCCTTGAGAGTACTGCGAACGGATTCGGTGACTATTTCCATGAAACGTGGGAGGCCGCTGTCCGTGGTGAGAACGAGTATGAGCCTGTCTTCTACCCGTGGTTCATGATGAAAGAATATGTGGTGGACCCAACAGGAAAAGAGTTCACACAAGAAGAACGCGAGTACCAAGAGCTTTATGGTTTGACAGACGAACAGCTTGCGTGGCGCCAGTCGAAGATTAAGTCGTTCAAAGGAAGTGAAGCGAGACGCTTGGCGTTATTTAGAGAGCAATATCCAGCATCTCCATTAGAAGCTTTCCAATCAGCGAACGAGAGTTTCATTGAGGCGAAAGATGTTCTGGCCGCCCGTCAGCGAGATGACATTGAGGCAGTAGGTCCTATCATCGGGGCGTGTGACCCAGCTCGTAAGGGTAAAGACCACACGGCAATCGTAATTCGTCAAGGCCGCAAGGTCCTTAAGATTGTCAGAACAAAAATTGACGATACAATGGTCATAGCCCAGCGCTGCGCAGAGTTGATTGACATGTATGGCCTCGATGCATTTATGGTCGACGTTGTGGGTCTCGGAGCTGGTGTCTATGACCGCCTTGTTCAAATGGGTTATGGGTCTGTGTGTCATGAGGCAGTTGCTTCAGCCCAAGCCGATAAGCCAGAAGCGTTCTATAACAAGCGGGCAGAAATGTGGTGGCGCATGGCTGAGTGGTTGCAAGATGAAGTGTCGATACCAGACTCAGACGTGGTCCAAGGTGACTTGATGATGTTGAGTTATCAGTATGACTCCAGAGACAGATTCAAGTTGCAGAGTAAGTCTGGAATGAAACGTTCTCCAGATATCGCAGACGCGATTGCCATGACATTCTACTTGCAGAACATAAGAGGCCGCGGAGCAATGACCGGCCAATCAGTAACGAAATCGAGATTAAATAGCGGGAGCGTAATCAATGTCCGAGTCTAATATCACTCTTCCAGAAGAAGAACTCGATAACATCTATGATGGTCTCGCTACTTTAGTCGTAGACCAATTTAATAGAGCCAGAGCAAACAGAAGCCAATCGATGGTGATGGGAAAATCTGTTGAGCTCTGGTTTTCTCTTTTATACCAGGCATATCATAAGATTCATGAGAGAGAAGAATTAGAGGCAAGACCTGGTATGTCATCTTATTTCGGTCTTGTGCAGATTAAGTCTAACATGACCGCATCTTACCTGCGTTCGAAATTCGTGGGCAACGGTGACAAGGTTCCATTTAATATTGAGCCGACTCCTATTGTTGAGTTGTCGAAGAAAATGTCTGATAAGGCTTTCGATATTGTTAAGATGAACCTCGCGCTGAAATTACAGGAAGCAGGAATTCCTCAGCAGGCGATTATTCAGAATGGTTTCATCAATCCTGTGATTGCAGGTTATGTCACGAAGATTGCGAAAGAATCCAAGGAACTTCAACGAAACGAAGAGATGAAGATGGCGACAACAGCAACTGGCAAGATGAAGAAGAAAATCACTGACCAGTTAGCCGAAGCATCATACTCAAAAGCGATGACAGATTTATTGTACGACCTAGCGTTATATCCGTATGCAGTGATTGCGTATGACAACGAGATTGTGGAGAACACAAAATGGGCTGGCAATAAATATGTTCGCGAGCGCGTAGCGAAACCATCATTCAGACGAGTGAACCCACAGAATATTTACTTCGCGCCTGACGCGACGTCTGCTCAAGACGGTGAGTTCATTATCGAAGTAATGCAACGCAGCCGAGATGAATTGTTGGAATTCGTCGGCAACAAAGAGCTTGGTTATATTGATGACGCGATTTTAGACGTTATCGATAACTGTATTGGAAACTGGGCGGGTGTTGTTGATGAGTCAGGAAGCTCAGTCGAAATTGACGGGAACTTATTCACCGTGTTGAAATGTCAGACATTAGTTTCTGGATTGGAATTATGCGAATACGGATGCAAGGTTAAAGAATCAGATTTCAATACGTATTACGTGGCAGACATCGAAGTCATTGACCGCCGCGTCATCAGATGCCAGATTGTGAACCACCCATTAGGTGAACGCACTTATTATTCTGCAAGTTATAAACGAGTTGCCGGAAGCCCTTATGGTATTTCTGTTGGCATGATGGTTTATGACAGACAGTTGGTGGTGAACCGAATTCAATACGCGATGTTAGCGAATTCAGAGTATTCGTCAGGTCCGTCGTTTGAGGTAAACTCAAATGCGTTCGACCATGTGGCTGATGTTTCGTTCAGACCATACAGCAAATTCTACTCTTCTCCTAAGGACCACTCAGTGGTTCCTGTGCGTATGCATCAGGTTCAACCAACGTTCCTTATGCAGTTTAACCTACTACAAAATCAGATTCGATTGGCAGATGATGAGTGTGGTCTTCCTGCATTCTTGAACGGAGACACCGGTTTGAGAGGAGCTGGTCGAACACTCGGAGGCCTAGCTCTAATTAATGATAATGCAGTGATTGGTTTAGAGAACTGTGCATCTAATATAGACGAATTTATTATTCGACCTCTTATCATGTTGTTGTACTCACGCAATATGACAGGTAAGGACGACGAAATCAAAGCCGACGCGAAAGTCTTAGCAACTGGATTGCTAGGTCTGAAAGCAGAGGTTGATAAAGCGAAAGCGTTAGCTGGTGTTGTTCCTCAGCTTGGGGCGTTGAGAGAGCAAGGTGTTGTTCCAGACGAATTGTATTCTGGTGCAATCCGAGATTATCTAGACAGCATGGGGTTGCCTGTCGATAACTATATGCCGAATGCAGCCGCTCAATTTGAGTTGAACACTGCTGTTACAGACAAAGGTGTTCTTGATGGTCGCAGCTTGCGACAAATGAATAAGTAGGAGCTCAATATGAGAATCGACGGAGATTCAGTAAATGTGGGTGACCGCTTGTGGCATGACCGTTATGGTTGGGGAACCGTGACGCATGTGAGCACAGGTGTTTGTCACGTACGCTTTGCTGATGCCAAGGACGAAGTCATCTTCACTGAAGGTGGTAAGTCTAACGGCTACAAGGTTTTATGGTGGGGACAACCTATTCAAATCGTCCCTCGCAAAGGTGTTAGCTATGAAGGAATCCAAGAAGTAGTGAGTGCCATTGTTAAATTAGCAACCGGAGGTAAATGATGGCTGAGGTATTAACCAAGAAAGGTTCGCCTGAAGTCTCCGCTATTGTCGTCACAGACCCTGTACAAATTACAGCGTATGGATTAGGCGACGGTGACTGCGTAACCTTTTTGAAAATTCAATACGACGCAGACCGCAAAACGTTTGCAAGAAAGGGTTGTAGCATTATTCCACCATCTGAGTTGAAAGTAGGTCGCGCGAGTGACTATATGATTGGCACATGTAAGCCATCACTTTCAAAATGCCGTAATACAATTATCATTAACAGACCTGGTATCTATCAACCATCATTGAAGAACGTATCAGCAATGGACGTTGTCATTGAGGCAGAAGAAATCGACCAAGGTTGTTGTCCAGGACCTGCTGAGTTGGGTATTGACCCGTGTGGTTGTGCGTGTCATGATGACCCTACAGAACCACTTCCAATGCTTGAAGACTCAGTGTGTGGTGGTCCTCAGTTTGTGAAGATGGCTTGGATGTTCAGTCCTTATGACCATAAAGACCCAGCAGCTACTGTTGAGGTAAAAGACTGTGATGACACCATCCGCGGTTATATTTATCCTGAAGCAGGACCAGGTCATACTATCCCAGTGCGCGCTTGCACAGAGGAAGGTTTAGTTGTTATTGGCTTTGCAATTAACAACTCCAACGCAGCTGCTCAAATGGTAGCATATCAGAGCGAGTGCGGCTGTGGCGGAAACAACGAGGCAAAAGGTGGTTCTCAAGCTGGTAAGACAGTTATTGTGGAATCTGATATGAAATATGCCGATATTTTCGGTGATAAAATTAAGGGTTAGGTAATGACTAAAAAATTAGTTCCAATTTCCGAAGCTGGTTTACCTGAAGCTATTGTTGGTTCTGTGTTAAATTACTTGGTCGCCCATAACTTGTCTGACGACTTCGCTGTTAATAAAGAGACAAAGAAAGTCCACGTTAACCCGGAGATTCTTGGTCAAGGTGCAGACCCGCAACCTGGTCCTAAAGGTGATAAGGGTGATAAAGGCGACACCGGTCCACAAGGTCCTAAAGGTGACACTGGTCCGCAAGGTCCTAAAGGATTAGACGGAGCCGCCGCAGCGAAAGGTGACAAAGGCGATACTGGTGAAGCAGGTCCTAAAGGTGACACTGGTCCACAAGGTCCTAAAGGTGACAAGGGCGATACCGGTGAAGTAGGCCCACAAGGTCCTAAAGGCGACACCGGCGAAGCAGGCCCACAAGGTCCTAAAGGCGACACTGGCGAAGCAGGTCCTAAAGGCGAAACAGGAGCTCCTGGTGTCCCTGGAAAACCTGGTGAAGATGGTGTTGACGGTGTTGACGGCAAATCAGCTTATCAAATTTGGTTAGACAACGGCAACGCAGGTTCTGTTAGTGACTTCTTAGAATCATTAAAAGGACCGAAAGGTGATAAAGGTGAAGATGGTGTCGGAAGCTCAAAACTTAAGGACGCAACAGTCACTGATGGTGCTTTAGTAATCACTAAAGAAGATGGTTCAGAAGTAAAAGTACAGGCACAAAAATGTCCTGGCATTCTACTGACTGATGCCTTCGGTAAGATTGAGGTTGGTTACGTCTTTGCTGAGACATGCGAGAAAGAAGAGAAACCTAATCCTGGTGAACCTTCTGATGACCCAGCTGTTAAGAAAATAGTTAACGTGAGCGTAAGAAGCTCTAGTGGAACAAGTAATCTTGATATCATGAATACAATCGATGGTTTCAATCCGCTTGGCTACGCTGGAAATGTTGTGTTTATGTTAGATAAACCTACCGATGCTCCGTTAGCACTTCGCTTAGTAGTCCATGCTAAGACTAATAATGGTGTTGAGCTATTCAATGATACATATCAGGCCACTATCCCAGCTGGTGAGACTTATGTGACTGTTCCAGCAAAACTGTATGACATGAATTATGTATACCAGAAAGATGGAATTGTTAGTCAGATTATGTTCGATGATTCTGCGTTCGAAGTTGTTGAGTACAACGGGCATGACACAGTCTATAAGTCGGAATACAATCCACCTATTATTCCATTAGACCATCTATAAGGAATTATTAAATGATTAAGAAACCCGTAGTAATCCCTGAGAACATGGGACGTGGCTTCAAGGCAAATGAAGCTGGAACACAATACGACGTAGACCTTGCAGATTATGTTGATGGAACCACTATCAAATATAACGAAGAAGGTAAACTCGAAGTTATTGGTGGCGGTGAAGGTTTTGACACGGAATCTCTTGAAGAGAAACAGTTCACTGATGACTCAACAATTGTTGCTGTAGATGCTGAAGGTAATGTGTACAAAGCCAAGTACAAAGCTCCATTATTTAAAGATGTGGGTGTTACGCTTGAGCTCACTGGTTCAACGCTTAATGGTGACACGACTGAGTCAACTGTAAAAGTTGTTGTTACTAACACAATGGCTGAAGAAGCTCAAGGTGTTGTGGTAACAATCGGTGCTGGTGGTGCCATTGATACTGCAGCAGAACGCACTCTCAATGTGGCGGCAAACTCGAATGAGAGCTTCACGTTCAAGGTACGACATGAAGGACCTACGTTCGCAACTGCAACAGCGGTATTGGCTGGAGATACAGTGTCTTCAAATAACACTGCGTCTATTGCACTTCCGCGTAAAGCAAAAGTTGTGACTGGTGAGTCTGAAGGAACATACACTGAAGAGTGTCCATTAGTAGAAGCAACCTATAATGGTCAGCGTTTGTATGGTTCTCGACAAGTTTCGTCAAGTGCGTTCCCTAGTACGTTCGACATTACGGACTATAACATCATCACCAGTGCATCAACACTAAACGGAGTTACTATCAACTTAAGAGGTATCTCAAGTTTGGTGGTGTATACAAATAACGGCGAGTTTGAAGTACGTGATGCAGCTGGTGTCATCAAACAGTTAATGTCAACTGACAGCACAGAGACTTATGAAGTGCATCCTATCACATTGCGTGGTCAGGCGAATGACGATTTCGCAGCTACGTATTTTGGAAATACCAGCGACTATACGTTCGATAATGTGTCAGGTGACTTAACGTTCACAGGTGATGCAAAACAAGCAGTAATCGTGGGTAGACCTGACGGTGCCAACTGTAAGTACCAGGTATGGTCAGTCAGTGCGTCCAAGCGTACAGTGACCAATACCAAGAAACGGGCAGAACGTACATTAGTGACTGATGTTGATTCTAAGTATGTTAAGTGGGTTCCGTTATCGACTATCGCTCGTAGCAATAACGATAACAAGTATCACCCTTATGATGAGCTTAATGTGCTTGTTAATCCTGTTGGTGAGCAACATAATAAGAACATCTACTTATTGGGCGCACAAGATGCAACATCTTATAAGCCTGTTGGTGTAGGTCTATTAGACGTCGGTTACTGGCAATCACAAGAGTACTATAACTACTTGCATGATGCAGAAATCGAGCTCACTGAGAAGCTACGTATTGAGATTCCAGCAGGAGAAGCTACAACGTTCACTATCAATGGCGTTGCTCTACCGACGATGCGTGGTGCAATCAATATCGACTCACGCGTTGATGACGGCTTAGATGGTGTAACTAGAATCACAACTGTTACTGTATCAAGTACAGCAACAGCGACAGATTCAGTGTATAATCCATTAGTTGATATTATTATCAAATAATTTGAAAGCAGGCTATGTACATAGTCTGCTTAATTCTATACAATACTTTACAAGTAACAAACAGGAGGCCTTATGGCAGGTTTTGTAGATTGTACTAAGTACAATAAAGAGCAACAAGAGCAAGATACGCGTCTCGAGAACCTCGAGAAACGCGGGATTGTTCATGATGATACACTCAAAGGTGATGGCATTGATGAGAAGAAACCATTAGGTCTTAATACATCAGCTGAAAAAGATAATGCCATTAAGACTGATAAGAATGGCGTGTACGTTAAAGACTTAGGGCCACAAGTTGAGAAACTTGAAGAAGCTCTTAAGAACAAGTATGACCGTTTAGGTAACGACTTAGAAGCACGTATTCGTGAGCTCAATGGCAAGCTCAATGACCTTAAAGATATTGAAGTTGCATTAGCCGCAGCAAAAGCTGAAGGTAACTACAACAAGATTAAGGAACTTGAAGCACGCTTACGAGCTGCTAAAGAAGCTCAGCAAACTGGTGACAAAGGTCTTGCAGAAGCTATCGAAGCGTTGCGTAAACAAGGTCTATCGGACGAAGAAATTCGTAAGATTATTGATGATGCAATTGCACGAGCTGGTGGCACAGGTCGTTACATCACACGCATTGAGCCTAACCAAAACGATGGCACAGTAACTTACTATTACAGTGACGGCACGTCTGTTACTGGTAAGTTAGCAAACTTTGGTGGTGTTGTTGCAGACCAACGCACTATTGAAGGTAATGGCCACGACAAAGCGTTGAAGGTCAAGTTATCTAAATTAAGTGATAACAAATTGCAGGTCGCTGAAGACGGGCTTTACATTGGTGACACAATGAAGCAGCCATTCTTGTACGTAACTCGAGATGGTAATGACGACAATATTGGTACTCGTGAGAAACCAATGCGCACATTAGAAGCTGCACTAGCTCGTATCGACCCAGCGTACACAGGTCGATTCGCAATTTACCTAAAAGAGAATGAAGATTTTGATGTGCGTGATGTTCACCAAATGAACGGCACACTTGAATTGCATGCTTATGGTGATATTGTTGATAGCACGTACCCGCGTAGTAAGCCAGGTAATCTTTACTACCGTGGTTATACAGCAGTCAATTACCCACGACCTTCTATCAATTTCCGAATGGAAGTAATTCCTTCTCAGATGTTAGTACGACGTGGGTCAATCTCTGCGACCAACGAGATTGTAGTTTACGGTATGAAGGTTAATGCATACAACAAGGTTGAGAATGATAACCCAACGTATTCTGGTTACATCGCTGGTGTATTCAATACGCGTGTGTTAAACCTAAATGGCGTAATTCTTCGTGAAGCCACTAAGGGCGTATCAGCTGCACCTGCTGGTGCCGGTGCGTATCGTGTAGATGTGATGTTACGGGCAAATGAGATTTATTTCCAAACTTGTAAAATCGCTAATATCTCGCCGTTGTTTAGTTCTAACTACACAGCATCTGTTAAGCTGACGAACTTCGTTGGCGGTGATGATGGTACTGGTCACTATGATTTCGAATCAATACTCAGTCGTAATAACTGGTTAGAAGATGCTGTTACAAACATGAAATCTAGTGCAGTATTACAAGTTGACAAAGAGCGCAAGCTCACTTTTGGCACAACATTTACGCACGACTTATTCGAAGTACGTAAATCGGAAGAATGGAACCACTGGAGTTAATATGCAGTTATTCAAATTTAAAGACGCAATTCGTTCATGGTCTAACTGGGTGCTAGCAGGTGTTGTTGTCACTCCTGTTCTGAACGAAACCGTAGAACCAATCGCCAACTTGCTACCAGAGCAATGGAAGCCATGGTTCATTACAGGTCTCGGTGTAATTGGTTTAATCGTTCGTCAGATTAAACAAAAATAAGGTGGTCAATATGTCAATCAGAACAGTTCGTTCAGTAATTGAAGCTGAGCCAAAAACCAAGGAAGCCCAGAGTGTACGAGCCAGCAACTTCAACGGTAATGTGTTCCAGCTAAATCAAGCAAACACGACGAGCCAAGTGGTTGACGTATTGAACACCCCTAAACGCTTAATCGCCTGGAGCATAGCACCAGGCGATAAAGTGAAAGTTATGATGGTCAGACTCGGTAATACTGGGTCTGACTCGTGGTCAAAATCTGAAGATTGCTGTGTCGGCCCGCAGCCACCTGGTGATGTCGTTGTTATCGGGCAACTGCCATACGTTCGCTGCGGTGTTCAAGTAGTTTTGACAGACCAATCACCAACAGCCATCATTGACGACGCAGGTCATTACATGTTCTTGTATGAGTCTGAAAATGGTGACCAAGCGGTGGTTGAGGCTTATGACGATTTTGTTAAACGTAAAACTTGTTAGGAGTTATCATGCGTCAAAAAACAATGGGTGGACCTAGCCCAGAATTCGCTCGCGCGAAAGAGGTGCATACTGGACGCGTACAAGATTCAACCAGTCGCGTACGTTCTATTATGAATAGCGTTGCAGGCACAGTAGCCCAAGCTCATAAGGCGGCTAAAAGTGGATGCACGCGTTGCTAATACAAGAGCACCATTATGGGAGCGCATAGCGAACCCACGTGATGCTAGACCGGAATTAGAAAAACTTCGCTCGTTGTTATCGAAGGATAACCAGGTATCAGCGGCATTAGAAGAATTTCTTTATTCTCATTACCACTATCTTCTTGGTGAACAAAGATTCGAGCCAGATGAGTCGGTAAGAAACGCCGACATAATGACCGCGAACGCAATCGCCACATTAGCTAAGCTAATATTTGAAGATAAGAAACAGGCACCTCATAAAGAGAGTGTGCGTAGATACTAGTGCAATTCATAGAAACCACTAAGGAAAATTTAACATGTCAAATTCAAGTGTACCACAGTTCAGACGTGACCGCATCGAAGCAGCACGTCGTGCAGCAGAAGAGCCTCAAGACCAGAACCCGCCAGCCACTGTACCTCAACCTGATGAACCTGGTTTTGAACCACCAGTTGACCCAAACAAGGAAGCTAATGATGCTGCAGCCTGGAAAGGTCGTTTAACTAAGACGCAAGAAGAACTTCGTGCAGAGCGCGAAGAGCGAAATCGCATTGCTGTTGAAGCATTAACCGCGCAGAACCGAGCGAAAGAGGCGGAGGAACGCGCGCGACTTGCCCAGCAACAATTAGAAGAAGCAAGCAAGCGTCTCGCAGTGTATCAACAAAAAGAGCAAGAAAACTTTCTATCTGAAGAAGAGAAGAGACAACTTTCTGATACTTTTGGAGATGACGCAACCGACTTATTAACGAAGATTATTGCTAAGGCTCGACCGGCCACCCCACCAGTTGACGTCACAGCAGAAATCGATAAGCGATTCCAGGACATCACAACTAAGACACTTGAAAAAGAGTGGTCTAGTTCTGTCAGAACACAGATTCCTGAAGCTCACATTCTACGAGCTGATGAGGACTTTATCCGATTCGCGAGCAGTAAGACTGACTGGTTCGGTAATACAGCTCTATCTGTAATGGACGATATTGGAGCGAAGCGTGATGTGTCTCGCATCGGATTCATTGCGAATCTCATCAGTGAGTATAAGGCAACAAAGAATCAGGCACCTGATGAACCGGCTGCTAATCCAACAGTCCCTCCTCGTAACACAACTCCAACGTACTCGCGACCAAGTGGAAACGGTAAGAAGAAAGTTTCTTCAGAAGAGTTCCACATTAAACTCAATCAGTTTAAAGTTCGTGGTGATACAAAAGGATTGCGTGAGTACTTGGCTGGACACGAAGAAGCAAACTAAAAATTTTGAGGTATAACACATGTCTTATGCATTTAAAAATAAGGCTGCAGATTATCAAGGTGTTGAAGGTCTATATATCCCGGACCACGTAACAGACATCGTAATTTCTGAAGCAATTAACTGTTCAACCCTTGCTAAAATTTCTAACCCGGCTTACACTATCGAAAGCTTAGGTTTAGACCGTGCACCTGTTGCGCACTACACAATCTTAGAAGGTATTGAAGTTGGTCAGTTCACTGGTAACCAATTCAACGGTGAAACCTGGGAACCTGATAATCCATTCCGTTCTGGTGAAATCACTATCTGCCAAGATATTGACATCAAGAAAAAATTCTCTCGTGCGGAAGCATTATCAATCGCTGACAACTGGAAGAAAGTCCAAGATGGCTACGAGAAAATGTTAGGTTTAGCATTGCGTAACTTATCAGAAGGCTACGGCTTCCGTATGATTGTGTCGCAGGCTGCGTCATACAACCAAGGTAACAAAGCTGGTTTACAGTCACACAACATCGACTTAGGTTCTGTTACTAATCCGTTATTGATTGGTAAAGGCCAAGGCAAAATCTCCGCAACTGCTGCATTAGAGCGCGCTGAGTTAGCATTAATGGAAGCTGGTATCATGTGTGGCACATCACAATTACGTGTTGTCGCTTCTCCTGGTTTCTACACTCGCTTACGTTCTGAGCAAGCTGCGACTGGTGCTAACTTATGTTGCCCAGACAACAACCCGAATATCTCAGGTATTCTTCACCCTGTATTCGGTTTTGAAGTGTACTCAAGCTTGTACATGCCGCGTCGTAAATTACCAAACGGCCGTACAGTTGAGTATGTAATCATTGCAAACCCAGAGCATATTGCGAGTCCATCTGACTTACGCTACTTAGAATGGGACACTGTGTTGAACGATATTTACTTAATCGGTAACTATACATTCGACACTGCGGTTCTTTCAGGTCGCAGCGTTGCAGTTCTTGCAGTAGTATTAGACTAAGGAGCGTGACTCATGGCTATTTATAACTTATATGCTGGTGGTAAAAACACCAACACAATGCGCGCACAATTAGGTGCAAGCTGTGGTTGTCCGTCTGGCAACTGCGCAGACCACGACCCAGATACAAACCTTCCGTATGTAGCTCAACCTGATAACCGTGTTGACGGCGCTTACAACTACCGCGACAAAGTTGACTTCAAAACTTTGTTGAACCGTTTAAGCCTACGTTATGGTAAACGTCCAGAAGATTTACAAGTTGGCGACAAATTGCGTATCTTCTTGAACCCTAACCACTCACGCGTAACCGCAGTGCAAGTTGATGCTCGCGAAGTAGTAGCAGGTCTTGGCTTCAAAATCCAGCCTGCTGTTGAATTAAGTGGTGCTCAAAATGCTGAGAAAGTTTTCGTCTACAAATCTGAGTACGACGAAGTCTGCCGTGGCATTAAAGCAGCTCAAGCAGCTCCTGAAGAAGCTACATTAGCAGACCCAGTGACTGTTGACGAAAAAGCATTACAACGCACAACCGTTGTTTATGCCAACACCGTCGGCGGATTCTACACTGATAAAGTGAATGCGATTGAATTAGAAATCACTTCACTTCCAGCTGAAGGTCTAAGCGAGCACGGTGAATACTTATTCTCTCGTGTATTCGAAGTGTACGGCTACAACGTATAATAACTTTATGGCCCACCTAACCGTGGGCCTTTATTAGAAGGATTATGAAAATGGAAAAGACGAATTCAGTTTTTGCGTCACACGTGAACGGCATCGAGTTCGATGTAACAGACCCGGTGACTGCAAAATTATTACGCTCAAATGCGAAATCAGATTACATCCATGAAGTCGATGCGAATGGCGAACCAGTTGTCACATCGGCAAAAGGTAAACGTGGCCAAGCAACTGGCGGCGAAATCGAATTAGATAACGAGTAACGATTATGAAATTAAAGGACCTACTTGCGAGAATCCGAATCGACATAAACGACCGCGACAAGGATAGATTCGAAGACGAGATTCTGACTGATTACATTAATGAATCATTAGAAGAATTATTCCAACTAGTCCCATCGTTATTCGCAAAAACAATGGTCGTTAAATTGACTGAGGGTGAACTACAACAGCCTTGCTGCTGCGATAAGATTCTATCAGTAGATGCTTTGACAGACGCGCACGGCAATACGTTGTCGGAATTAAGAGAGACAAATACAGCAGCAGCTGCTGCATTCGGCAAGAAGAACTGCTGCACTGGTTCTGCTACTGACAAGCCAACTTCGTTTAATCTTCTTCCTAACAGTGAGAACAAATTCGAAGTGCACCCTCCTCTAAAACCTGGAGTCAACGCTTGGGCACGTTTGACATGCGCAATTAGACCTTGCGAAATAACATTCGACCTTGAGGCAGACCTTCCATGGTATGTGTCCCAAAAATACTCGAGCATTATCGACTATGTGGTATACCGTGCGCTTGGAACTGAGCATGAGAGTCAGACAAGTCGCGCAATATCAGAGGCAAGACGCCGGACGTTCCTTGAAAATTTAGGCTACGTCAGCGCAGTTGAAAAACAATTAAACAAGTAAGGTAGGAAATTATGGGTTGCGGATGTGGCCAAAGTATCAGACCTAAATGCAAGAACGAGTCCGCACCAGCGGACTTTTGTTGTATTAGAAACGATGAGAGAGACGTCGAGTTCATCGACATTGCTGAGATTCTACCACGAGTCACGCTGGTAGCTGAGGGGGTTCCTGACTCAATAGCCATCGAATTCATCAGACAAGCAGCATACACCATCGCGCGCGAGTCAAGACTTCTCGAACGCACAATTAAGATTACACTTCAGGCAGGTGTGACTGATTATTACTTAGAGCAAGGTTCAGAGCAGATTATCAATGTGAAATCTATTGAGCTACGTGATGGCTGCTGTAAGCGCAAGAAATGTTTTGAGCCATTACGTATATGTGATGGATTCAGATATTTCCCGCCTGATAAGATTGTTCTTGATGAACCACCTAAGGTAGATGGTGGAACACTTGAGGTCGTATATTATGCGGCTCCTACTCAGGACACGTGCGAGATTGACAAGTTGTTATACGATAGACACCACGACGTATTAGTCCACGGTGCATTAGCAAGTATATTAATGATGACCAAGTATGACTTCGCTGATTCTACATTAGCTCTTATGTATGACAAAAAGTTCAACCAGGGAATAAGCTCAATCAAGATTGATGTGGCACGTGATTTCAGAACAGGTCCGCAATCAGAGCACCCATCAAAATACTGGAGAAAGATATGACATGTAAATGCTGTGGTAAAGAAGATTGCAAAATGCTTGACAAGTGTTGTGGTAAGAAAAGAGAGAAATCTACAGGACTGGCTGCTGCTGTCAATCATAGACCGACAGAGAGAATCACAGAGCGCGTCATGGTTGAATTAGCTGATAAGTGCCCACCTGATTGTAACTGTGGTGGTTAATTATGGCAGAACTCAAATTGACGAGATTCTCCGGATTGGTTCCGCGCCTCCATGTGCGGAATCTACCAGAGAACTCAGCAACAAAGATTCTTGACGTCGACTTATCTAATGGAACATTGAAACCATTTAGAACAAATAAGAAGGTGTCTGACAAAACCGGCAAATATATATTCGTCGACAACTGCTGTTATATCACGTCCGATAATTGTAAGGCGTCTGTTGATATTATTGAAGACGAATGCTCAATAGTTGTGGCGACAGGATTAGGACCGCATCCAGTGCAGAACCTCAAGTCTAAAGCTTGCAACAATGAGTGGGTGAGACTAGGATTTCCTGAGACAACTACACCTACCGCTCAAGCACTGAATTTTGTTCCTAAGCCACATCAGACCGGCGCACACTTCGACATGGCCCGCGAGGTCAGAGAATATTTCTATACTCTTATCACATGCCTTGGAGAAGGAACAGCATGCCAGGAATCTCTACCGTCTGAGGTAAGTAACTTGGTCGAGTGTCATAATGGTGATGACGTCGTTGTATCAAACATTCTGACTACTGCACCTGATGGCTATAAGATTGATTCAGTCAGAATCTACTGTGCGGTGACTATGGTCGACTTCGACGGTAGAGAACAGGAACCTGTTTTCCTAGAGGTGGGTGAGGTTCCATTCGGCACTGGTACGTTCCTGCACAAAGCGAGAACTGGTTATGGTGATGAGTGTATGACAGAGGAATATGACAATCTACCTGACAACGCGAAGAACCTGGTGTACTGTAATAATGGTCAGTTGGCAGCAATAGTTGGTTGTGAGCTCTGGTTGAGTGAGCCATACAAACCTCATGCATGGCCTGAAGCCTATCGCTATGGAAGATTCACAGGTAAACCTCTGAGATTCATACCAACAGAGACGACAGGTTATATTCTAACCGATTCAGTCCCTGCGGTCATCGAAATAGAAAGCCCATGCACATCACAAGGTTGTCGTAAGATAACTCAGCTAAGCGAGACCCACCCTATTATTAGTTATGATTCGGCTGCCGCATACAACGGCTCTTGTTTCTACGCAACGAATGATGGCATAGTTATGCTACAGGGAAACTCATCATCTGTGATAACAGCGCAATACTTCTCAAGAGACGATTGGCTCGCAATAGCTCCATGGACTTTGAAAGGTGTTGTGCATGACGGTTATTATTATGGGTTCACTGATGTGATGTCGTTCCGATTTAAAGTTCCAGATAACGTGCATGAGCAGTTTGAGTCATCAACGCTGGTCGAATTATCAGACAAACCAACGGCGGTGTACCGCACAAATCAGGACAGACTGATGTTTGCGTTCGATGACGGAATCTACGAGTTCGATGAAGGACTTGAGTGGCGTGAGTTCAAGTGGAAGAGCAAACCATACATTGCACCTGGTTATACCGCGTTCACTGCGTATAAAATTGTGGGTGACTACACTGAGTTCCACGTTGTACATCGTCTGCTCAAGCGCCAGCGAGATGAGATGGTCGATGAGCACATTGTTGTAGGTGACCACATGACATTCGACAACAAGCCAAGACGCTTACGCGCTGGGTATAGTACAATCAATTTTGATGTGTCAATATCAGGCAAAGGTGAGGTGACAGAATACCATATTGCAACATCTGTGAATGAATTAGGAGACCAGTAATGGCGTATGAAGTACTTAAGATAAATAACCAGGCAGATGCACAACAGACTGCAATAAATCTGCTCACATTTATAGGCAATGTATTAGAAGGTGAGAACCTTTATATGGTTGAGGACATAACGCATTTCTTCAGAGCATGGTCAGGAAATGACCAACTTAATCAAATAATGGTGTTCGTAAATAGGTCAGAAGATGGTATAATAACAGAAGCTATATTGACACATATTGCTAAGAATCCATTACTAATTAAGCCACCTCTAGCGTACGACTTTCTTAAGGTCAGTGCATCGAAAGGCTTGGAAGAGTATCGTGATGTAGTTATAGGAGCGTTGTCATAATATGGCTAATCCCTATGAAAATTATATAGAGGAAACTAAGTGGGGTTTAGAAAGTAAGGATGCACAGAAAAGTGCACTATTCAACAAGTACAAGTCATTGTACAATCCTTATAATCCTACGCAGCAGAACCTTTACGTGGAAGAGCTAATCAAACAATTCGAGGACGCATTAGAGCAGTTAGCGCTTCTTTATGAAAACCACTATAATGACCAAGAGGTCGGAATCATCGGAGGTTTCTAGATGGCAGGTGGAAATACTACTGGAGCAGTTGCAGCGATTGCAACAATGGCGGCAGGTGCTGCTCAAGCGTTCTTATCAGGTGATTATGAAGTAGAGAAGTGTGATGAGCTCAAGGTAAAGACTCAAGGCAGCAACTCAAAAGTCACTGATATGTCTGCAATCGCGCGTGCAGAAGCTCACATGCAATATGCATGTAAGTACTTCAATGCGATGAAGGTGATTGCAAAGACAAACTTACTCATCGCGACAGTCCAACAAGCTGGTGCATTCTATATCGCTGGCTTACAAAAAGAAGTCGCGGACCGCGCTCAAGATAGACTTGACAAAACATGGGAGAACATCAAAGACAAATCGGACAAGATGTTCAATCATTGGTATGACACAGCGGCTCCTATTGAGACTGCGATGATAACTAAGGCGAAGGCTGATGCTGACGCTGGGTACGTGGCAGACTACGACACAGTTCGAGATAGAGCTGTAATCGATTCTGCTCGTGAGTTCTCGCGTCAACGCGACAAGTTAGAACGAGAACAAGCAGCGCACTGTGTTGGTTCAACACGAGCAGGACGCCGCATGTTAAGAGCCGCTGAAGCAAAAGCTCGAGTGTCTTCAATCAATGCTGCGTTCAGATATGAGGAAGCTCGCAAAGAACGTATTGAAGATAAACAACGCAAAGAAGTTCTCGACTGGGCGAACGTATTCAGAGGAGTTGCTGCGTCAGCTTTACAAGGCGCGAGCTCACTCTCAAGTATCGCTGGACAGCAGGTCAACCCTTATTCTGGTTGGGCATCTGCGTTCGGTAATTTATCAAACTTTGGTAACGCTTGGAACCAAGGTACAATGGCAGGCTTCTATGGTGCTAATGCTCCATTGCAAGTCGGTATGCAAACAGTAGGAACATGGTAGGTAAATTATGGCGGGATTTCAAGATGCAGTAGGTAACATCTCACGTGGTGCTCAGGCATTTAAGCAAGACCCTTTCTTGGTTGGCGCAAATGCCTTTGTGCCACTGAATAGTCAACTGCAATATGAGAAAAACCTATTAGGTGTGTGGTCAGACGCGGACACACAGAACAGCAAGGTGGCAGCGACGAACGCGCTCAACCACTATAAGGCAACGGAAGCAGAAATCGGTCGTCGTAAGCTACTTGGTGGCGACGAGGCCGTGCGCACACAAACTCTGTATATGCAGAATGCTGACGGTACTTTCAGACCTGTTGAAGAAGCGGCATTGTCAGCGTTCAATGTAACAGCAGACCCTTATGCTCGCGCTAACTTATATCAGACCGCGCAGCAAGGCGCTTTGAACACAGCAGCTCGTGAAGCGTTCATGAACCCAGAGCATTCTCTCGATAGCCAGCAGGTGTACGGTGTGATGCAACGCGGCTACGCTGTTGAGCCGACTGCTGATGGTCGATACAGAGTAACAGACGGTGTTAGAACATTCGGCACCTACTCACCAGCAGAGCTAGGTATGATTCTCTCAGGAGTAGGTAATGCAAGCAAGGTTGGAGCTAACTTAATAGGTCGTGAAGACTTCGACCACCGTGCAGCGTCGCAGTTCGATTATAACACTAAACTGAACGAACAGAAACATCAGTGGAATATGGAAGTTGCGAAAGCAAGTGCTGAAGGTAAGGCAGTATCTGCTCAGGTTAATGCTAAGATTAAGGCATTAGAGAGCTTCCAAAAATTCGCTACAGACAACGGTCTAATCCAGGCAGCATCATCAGGTGATGAACAATCGTTGAGACAGTTAGCTTCATTGGGTGCTTATACAGAGCAAGCCTACGGCTTAGAGCCGGGTTCAATCACGTCCGCGTTTGTTGCTGATGCTCCTGAAGCTACAATCAAAGACAATACTGAGAAGGTTGGTGCCGCGTTCGGTCAACCACGCACAGCGCAACCGGTGATTGCACCAGTGCCTGTAGTGCCAGCACCTGTGGGAAACACAATGTACTGGTCACCTTCAATCGGAGGCGGTTATGGCATCCGTTAGTAAGTACGAGAAATTATTAGATAACCCAATGGCACGTCGTGCCTTGGATATTATTGCTGCATCTGAAAATGCAGATTACAACACGACGTTCGGTGGTGGTACGTTCGACGACTTTAGTCGTCATCCGAATATCCAACGCAAGTTCAAGCAGAAAGACGGTAAGACCAGTTCATCAGGTGCAGCTGGTCGTTATCAGTTCTTGAAAGGAACATGGAACGATTTACAGGAAAAACTCGGCCTAAAAGACTTCTCACCACGCAACCAAGATATTGGGGCCCTAGCATTATTAGACCAAGCGCGTGGTAATGGTGGCAAGTCAGCTCTTGAGCTAGCACTCGAGGGTAACTATCAGGGCATGGTAGAGAAAGCAGGTAACATCTGGGCAAGCTTTCCGTCAGCTCCTGCTAAATACTCACAACCAAAGCATGGTTGGAATAAGATGAACAAAATCATCGCATCAGCTACAGGGAAACCTGCAGTATATGAAGACGGTGATTCATCAGATGATGGCGCTCAACAAGGCTATGCGTTGAACTACGAAAACCCAGCTGAGCAAGTTCTGTCAGACCCTAGCTACCAAGAAAGCCAAGCAGCCTTGTTCATGGAAGCCGAGCGACAAGCTCAAGCGCAACAAGCTCATCAGGCGCAAATGACTCAGCCAGTTAGTGTTGACCAGGTTGCTAGTGTTCAACAAACGCCCTTTACTGATATTCCTGCTGTGTATGAGCAGGCAATTGCTAATGCGTTTAGTGACGGCAGCAGTGAAGAGCTTTTTGAACCGGAAATAAACGACGCATTGAGAGGAGTCTTCGATGTCGCATAACAAAGTAGTGAATCCAGCAGCTGCGTTCGCATTTGCACCAGCAGAAGCAACAGCCGCTGAGAACAATGCTCTAATAAACGAGTTGAAAGTCATCGGGCAACGCGCCCATGACTACGCCGAGGCACAAGGATTCGATGCAGCCACTCGCGCAGCTTATCAGCACGCAGTGGCTGTTGATGCAATTGGACAGGTGCGTGGTCAGATTAAAGACACACAGACACTGCGTGACATGTATCAAACAGTGATGGGTTATGAAGACCAAGAGTCGACTGGGTTCTGGCAAGGTCTCAAAGACGTTGGCAACTCATTAGCTGCTGGTTTTGAAACTGGTGCCGCTCAGGTCCAATCATTCTTTGACCCTGAGTACGGTGATGACAATAGAGCCGCAGCTGCCGAGCACCGAGCGGCTTTGTCCGATGCTGCTAAGGCAGACCGTGTTCGTGCAGATAATGCCTACGCGTTCAGAGCATCTATTGGTGATAACCCATGGCAAATCACAGAGAACCTTAAAGAACGACCATTGGACTCAGTAGCCGAGTTACTTGGTAACATTGCTCCTTCAACAGTCGGTGTCGTTGCAGGTACAGCAGCTTCTGCAACAGGTGCTGGTGCTTCTGTAGGGGTTCCTATATTAGCCGCATCGTTAGGTGCTGGCGCATTGCAATCAGGCGGTGCTGTGCGTGATGACATCTACACAACAACGATGCAGCTAACCGACCAGGAACTAAAACAATACAGCCCAATGTATCAGACACTCATCAATAATGGTATGAGTCCGGACGAAGCTAAGCGCACAGTCGCAACGTCCTTAACAGATAACTGGGGAGAATTCCTTGGTTCGACTGCGTTAGGTGCTGCTGCGAGCTTTATTCCTGCAGGTGGTGCTGGTAAGAATATTGTCACCCGAGCGCTTGGCCAGTTAGCGTATTCACCTGAGCGTGGTGTGCTTAATAATGCATTGCGTGAAGGTTTAGTTGAAGCAGGCACAGAGGCATGGCAGCAACGCTTGTCCAATAGTGCTGTGAAAGATACGGTCGACACACGCCGCGACTTAAATCAAGGTGTTGCAGAGTCGGCTGTCATCGGTGGTGTAATAGGTTCTGGTATATCTGCAGGAGCTGGTTCCGCATTACATGCAGCAACTAACAGAAACGGTGAGACGACTACTGAGACTGTGGAGACCTCATCTCCTGTTGACGCTGTATTAAATCAAGCTGAGCAAACTAAAACAGAACCAACAGTAGTTGATACAGGTTCCGTTACGTACAGCACCGAGGCTTTGAGCAAAGCAGCAAGTAAAATCCCTGAGGCAGATAGAAAGCGCTTCATTGAGGACTTTGAGACTGACGCGAAGTACGGAATACTCGATACCGAAACTGATACTCCATACGGAAGATTCGTGCGAGACGTTCTAGGTATGGAGAACACAGTGCAACCAGAACCAGGTGATGCTGTAGCGCAACCTGGTGAAGTAGTTCCTGCAGGATTGAAATCTCCTATCGATACACGCATTGGTGACGATGACATCGTCGCTGCTAACCAAGACACGCTCTATGAGCCAGGCGACCAAGCGGCTGTGGAGCCAGGTGAGACTAACCTATCAAAACCAGATGGACGCCGCGTGACTAAGAAAGTATCGCGCCAGAAGTCGACGAACGATAACTACTACGACATCAACGACCAGGAATCAACAGCAGACAGCAGGGTTCCTCGCTCATCTTCATTAGACCGCGTACACGTTAAGCATATCCGAGGCAGTAAGAAATTCGAAGCGATTAACGATGCGGACTACGATGGAGTGAATAACGTAGTATTAGAACCAGAGACAGCATCGCATCCGGTTGAAGAGATAGCTACTGCTAAAACAGAAGAAGTGAAACCAAAAGAAGCCGTCAAAGTAACATACGTAAATCGTGAGAAGGTTGAGAATCTCGCGTATGCAAATCTCAATAAGTACACTCCAGCAGAGTTAGAAGAAATTGCTCGTAAAGAATTAAACGGCAATGAGTACAGATTATTAGTCAGTATGTTGAAAGAACGTACGGCTGATGACTACGACGCAGACGGAAACTTCATCGGTAAAAAATCAGAGTTGGAAGGCAACAATTCTAAACGTGAGCGCAAGCCTGAGAAGAAAGCGACCTGGGTTGCTAAGCAGCTCGAACGCATGGCAGTGAAACCTGAGCCAGCACCTGAGCCAGCGGTTGAACCGACGCCTGCACCAGCTGTTGAGCCAGTACCTGAATCAGCGCCTGAACCAGTGGCAGAACCTACTCCTGAACCAGCACCTGAGCCTACGCCTGAGCCTACACCAGAACCGGTAGCAGAGACTACTCCTGAACCGACGCCTGAACCTACTCAGACAGTGTCTAAACAGTTAACCGAACTTGGCGCTAAGCACTCAGAGCTTGAAAGCAACATGGACTTCGATAGTGACTATTGGAAAGTCCGCGACCACGGGTTCAACGTTAATGAGAACTTCGCCGAGAATCTAAATGAGAACATCGACGAAGTAGTTGAATCAGGAATTCCTGACATATTCGCTGGTGATACAGACGTTGTGTTCAATGAACCAGGCAAGGTCGATGCATACAAGAAAGCTGTAGCTAGACATTTCCCTGCAGATGATGAGTTAGTCGTCATGGCGACCACAGCTCCTATCGGCTCTAAAAAATTCTCGTCAGAACCAATGGTGGTTAACGCTGATGGTAAACTCGCTACAACAAACACGGCTCCTGAATTCACAACCGACGTGCAAAGTGCTCAGCGCTTAGCATCACAAATCGACGGACGAGTGCATGGTGCCTACATCCGAGCAGACAACGTTTACCCATGGTTAGGTAGTAATCTTCCTCGTGCTAAGCGCTTGGCGCTTGCTAAGTGGGCAGGTGAGCAAGGATATGATGGTGTCGCATTCGAAGACAACGGTAGCATCTCGTATGTTCCTTCTAAGACAGGCACAACGATGGGAACCAACCTATCTGTGAGCAAAGCAGGTCGCGTACAGAAAGACGTATCTTACAGCGTGAATAAGTTCAAGCCGCGTACGCAAGGTTGGAGAGCGAAGTTAGTTGAGAAAGTAATCGGTAAATACTACGACAAACAAATTGTCAAAGTAGAGAAGATTATGACAGACATCGAGAACGGCAAGGCAGATTTATCAGACCTACCAAACACCGGTGGCTGGGCAATACTCCTCAATCCTGAAAGTCAGAAACGATGGTATGACGTGCAAAATAGATTGGTTGATAACATCGCGAACCGCATGGGATTATCACCAGATGCTCGTAAGCGTATCTATTTGAGAGCTCCTGGCTTCAACAAAGACGTAGACAACGCCGCGTGGTATGACCCAAGTAATAGTCAGGTCCACATCCGTTCACTTGAGCATGACATCGCGACATTAGCGAGTAACATTATTCACGAGTTAGGTCACAAGCAAAGCCACGTGTTACGTAATACAATCGGCCTTGAGAATTACATCAATCTAACCGAGCGCCTACGTTCTAACCCATTCATTAGTAAATTGCTTGAATCAAAAATCAGCAAGGCTTACCAGGAAATAAACGAAGACTCTGCGCACTATGCAAGTAAACCTTACCTATACGTAGAGGAAATCATCGTTGACATGAACGCATCAGTGCGCAGTGGAAACTGGGATGTATTCGCAGACCGTTATGACGTAGACGTTAATGACATTCCTGTTGAGTTAAAACGTAAAGCGAACAACATCATCATCAAGGCGTATGATGCAATGCGCAGAGCGTTCAAAGCAGTCTTAGACATCATGAACGGAAACAAACCAGTGACAGACGCACAGGTTCGTGCATACGTCGATTCACTTGGTACTCTCAACCAACGCGATGTGTTTAACGTAGACCCTGAAATCATGGCAGACATTGCGCGTGGTAAAGGTTATAACTCAGTCGCTGAGATGTATGAGGCCGAAGGTATCGGACGCACTGACAAGAATGCTCAGTATAATCTTCTATTGAACGAGCTCGGTGCGAGCAAATTCGTAGGAGACGCTGAAGTAGATGCTGAGTACAAAGCACGCCTAGAAGAGAATCGCCGTAAGTATAAAGAAGAAACTGGTCATGACTTAGACGATGATTCAGAATCAGATTTATTCCTGCGTAACACTTCTTCTAATAACCAGGACGTACTCGACTTCGCGCGCACTGGTAAATCAATTGTACTCGACAACGGTATCTTTGGAACTGGTGCTAAGACATGGGGAGAGATGATGAAGAAATTCGGACGCGCAATTGAACGCCGTATTTCTGACGACCTCATTCCTATGAAAGAATACATTGAGAGCCTAGGTCTTGACAAGAACACAGAGCAGACATTGATTGGCGACTTATACTTAGCAGATGGAGCTCGCGCCAATAAGTCTTCTGAGTTCGAGTACAAGTACATGGCGCCACTGTTCAAGAAAATCCATGACATTGCTAAGGCAAATAACATGGAATACATCGATGCCAAGCGCACAGTCGGTTTCTGGATGTCTGCTCGTTACGCATTAATCAAGAACCAAGACTTCATCCGTCAGGACCGCGATGCATATCAGGCAGCATCGAATGAGTACAGTCAGAATCCTACTCAGACTAACTACGACAAGATGATGAAGGCCAGACGCCAACTCGCTAAGCGCCAGGCTGATGTGTTCAATCCAGACCCTGCAGCCAAGGGCTTTGAGGTAGGTGTGGCTGGTGGTTACAACAACGCGAAAGCTCAAGCAGTAATGCAAGGCCTTGAGAACCTGGTTCCTAAGGCTGATATTGAGGAGGCTGCCCAACATGTTTACGATATGCAGGCAGCACGACTAGACTTAGACCTCGCGTCAGGCCGCATCGGGCAGCAAGCGTATAATGAGTATAAGGCAAATCCTTACTACGTGCCTCTTACTGGCGACCCTCGAGCTGATGCAGACGTAGATGATGTCATCAATACTGGTGGTCAGTCAGTGAACCAACGCGGTCAGAAACAAGCTAAAGGTCGTAAGGACTCGATGGCAGAAGATGGTATCGATGCAACCTGGCGCTCAGTGGCTCGGTCGATTGGTTACTTCGGGTATAGCAAATTCAAAAATGGTATTCGTGATATTTACAAGTCGCGTTATAATGACTTGCTTGCACAAGGCATGACTGAAGCAGAAGCAGCTGCAGAGCTTGAGAGCACAATGGGAATCAAACGTTCTAAGGTAACAATGCAACGTACATCAGACCCGGTGCTCATGATTTCTGAGAACGGCGACAATTATGCGTACGCACTTCCTAAGAAAGCGATGGACGCTCTGATGCACAACCAACGCGAGAATACACCATGGATTCTCAAAGCAGTTGAAACACCAACGCGCTTATTCGCAAGAGCTGTAACACAGTTCTACCCAGCATTCGCACCAATCAACTTCGCGCGAGACGCCTGGGAACGAAGCACCGTGTTACGTACTCGTACAGTGTATGACGCGAACGGCAATAAGGTAGATATGGATGCAGTCGCGAACCGCATGCTCGTTAAGATGTCAGACCCAATGGCGTTCAGAGATACAGTGTTCTGGAGAACACCAGATGGTAAGACACAACGCTCACAGAACCTGCAAGACCTGATGGAAGCAGGTGGTATCAGTACAATGGGTTCGTTCCTATCGCGCACTGAGAAAGACCTGATTAAGCGAATCAAACGAGAAGGTCGCTGGGATAAGCAAACGATTGATGGTGTCGTGCATTTCACGGAAGCCTATAACCGTGCATTCGACCTAGTTCCACCACTCGCTGCGTATGAGTCACTATTAGAAGCTGGTGTGTCCAAACGTGATGCTGCTGCTGCTACATTAGACACAATGAACTTCCGTAAGACAGGTTTATATATGAGACCTATCAAAGCGTTGTTCATGTTCGCGCAGCCAACAGCAACAGGTTTCGTCAACTTAGCTAAGCAGCTAAGCACTAAGAAAGGTGCCATCATGGCAGCCACGTACTATGCGACCATGCTGGGTATGTATGAGGTGATTCGCGCAGTGTCAGGCCAAGACGACAACGAAGCAGGAAACCGCGTCGACCAGATGGGTGACATCACACGTTATATTCCGATTCCTAATCCTATGGACCCTGGTAAGTACTTCAAGATTCCAGTTGGTTTCGGTTTACCACAGCTGATGTGGAATATGGCAACGAACACGTCACGCGCTGCGCACGGTGACATTGAATGGTCTAGTGCAGCAGCCAACATGGCAGCTCACTGGTCTAAGGTAGTGGTTCCAGTGGCTCCTGCAGATATTCCAGTCGATGAGAATCCTGGTGCTAAGATTGCAATGACAGCAACTCCTTCTATTCTGCAACCTGTTATGCAGCTGATATTAGACAGAACCCCGTTCGGTGCTAAACTAACTCCTCAATACGTTGACAAGGGTAAGCTAAGAGCCGAGCAGGCTAAGTCTACGACGGCTCCTGAGTGGAAGGAATTCGCTATCGCAATCCAACGCGTGACCGGTGTTGACATGCACGCCGAGCAGGTTAAAGCCTTGTGGGACGGTTACTCAGGCATGTTGGGTCCTTTACGTGACATCACTAAGATTGCTATCGAGAATCCTAACCGCGCACGTCTCGGTAAAGAGGAATACGTTCCGTTCGTTAACTCACTGTATGGACCTGGTAACGAGTACGCTATCCAGCAACGTTACTATGAGGCGTTTGACAAAGCGCAGAAACTCAAGAACGAGTATGACTCACGCAAAGAGCGTGGCCAGCTA